CTGCAGTAACTGCAGATTATTCTGGCTCAGATGTAAGAATTCGTGTAACCCCAGCAAACAATAACACTGAAGTTGTTGTAGTTGGAACATTAATTAAATAATTAAATAAAGGGCCAGGGGAGAGCCTAAAATCTCCCCAACAAAAACTTAGGGGATATGTGAACTTAAATGGCAACAGTAAATAAGAATTTTAAAGTTAAGAATGGACTAAATGTCGCAGGAACTGCTACTTTTGAGTCTAATGTTGTATTAGGGTCTACTCCCTTAAGGTTTGATACCGTAACAAACAAATTACAAATTGAGATAGGTGGCACATGGATGCCGCTAGCTCTAAATTCAGAAGTTCCAGATGAAAACACAATGATCAATATGATGGACATAGGTCTTGCAATTGATTACGATGGACAGCCAATATATACAGTTCAAGCAAATGGAGTATCATCAACAGCAACTAAATCTGCTGATGGTGGAAGCCCATCAACTTCAACTTATGGAATGGTGTTTGATTCAGGCGCTTTAGCATAAAAAAATAATGGTATAATAATCTAATACAAAGTAACAAAGGGAGAAAAAAATGTCAACAGTAAGAATTCAAGTCAGACGAGGATCAGCAACAGATTGGTCTGGAGTCAACCCAGTACTTGCAGCAGGAGAGCTAGGCGTTGTAACAGACACTAGAAAAATTAAAGTTGGAGACGGATCCACCGCATGGAATTCCCTTTCTTACATAGCAGCAGATTCAACCGAAATTAGTGAAATTTCACAAGACGCAATTAATACAGCGCTTACAATGGGCTCAGGTTTAACAAAGACCTACAACGACGGCTCAAATACAATTACCATCACAGTAGACAGCACCGTTGTTGCTCTTAAGTCATACGTAGATGCACAGGTAACTGGACTTTCAAATTCAACAGCCAGCACATACCTAGAGGTTGCAGATCGTGGAACACAAAACGGAGTAGCATCATTAAATTCTAGCATCAAAATTCCAGAGTCTGAATTAGACCTAAATATACTTACTCAAAATATTACAACATCAGGTGATATTAGTGCAAAAGATTTGTCACTTACTGGTAACCTAACAGTTAACGGTACTACAACAAGTATCTCAACAGCAAACTTTACTACAGAAGATGCAATAATTGCACTTGCAGATTCAAATGCTGGAAACACCCTAGATCTAGGATTCCACGCAAAGTTTAATGATGGAACGGCACAATATTCAGGATTAGTTCGTGATACTTCTGATAATAAGTGGAAATTGTTTAAGGGAGTAACTACTGCGCCAGGAACAACAGTTGACTTTACACAAGGAACACTAGATGATCTTTCTGTTAAGAATTTAGGTGCTACAAATATTAATGCAACAGCACTTACTACATCTGGTTCAATAAATACAGCAGGATTAGTATCTTCTGCAGCAATTAGTGGACCAATAGAGGCAAGCTCATTGACAGCACCATCTAATTTCTTGATAAGAACACATGTCACAGATGGAATTATTAATAATAATAAAATTGCATCAGATGCAGAAATTGCTCAAAGCAAAATTTATGGTCTGGTTACAGATTTAAGTCTTAAGTCTACAATTAACTCACCAACATTTACAGGAACAGTAACAATTCCAAATGGTGCAAACATTGATGGATTTGCAAAAATTGAGGCACCAACATTCACAGGAACCGTAGTTCTTCCAGCCACAACTTCAATTGGAGATGTGTCTGCTACAGAGCTTAGTTATTTGAATGGAACCACTTCCTCAGTACAAACTCAGTTAACAGCAAAAACTACTGATTTAACTACTCACAATACAACATCAACAAACGTACACGGCATATCTGATACATCATTACTTGCACTTAAGTCAGAGGTTGCTGCAGTAACAGCCGCAACTCTTGGATTAGGTAACGTTACAAATACATCAGATGCTAATAAGCCAGTATCTACCGCACAGTCTTCAGCAATCGCAACTGCAAAAGCAGAAGCAATCGCAGATGCAACAGCACAAGTTAGCGCATTATTAACTGGTGCACCAGCAGCATTAGATACACTTGATGAACTTGCTGCAGCCCTTGGCGATGACGCTAACTTTGCAGCATCAGTAACAACTAGCCTTGGATTAAAGGTAGATTCTTTAACACCAATTTCACAAAAGACAACATCTTATACACTTTCATCACTAACTGAAAGAGACGATTTAATCGAAGTAAATTCAGCCTATGGTTGCGTAATTTCGATTCCAGAAGACTCAACAGTCAACTATCCAATAGGAACTTCTTTAGATGTTCTTCAGACAGGTGCGGGAGAAGTATCTATTGCACCAGTTAGTGGATCTGTTACTGTTAACTCAACACCAGGATTAAAATTAAGAACACAGTGGTCATCATGTACTCTATTTAAGAGAGCAGCAAACACCTGGGTTGTTTATGGAGATCTTAAAGCGTAATTAGTTTAATTATTAAATAATAAATAAGGGAGAAAATTAAAATGGCATCAGGTAAAAAAGCAGGAAAACACTCACAGGCCGCTAACGACTTTTTAGAGCCTTTAGCACCAACAATCACAGGCGTTACTAGCGATGGAACAAACCGAGCATTTGGAAATGGACAGGTAACTGTTGCATTTACATTGCCTGGAAACTCACCAGTAGCAACTAGCTATACAGCATCTGGTTATTGCAGTGTACACTCTGTAACTCATACAGCCACAGGAAATGCTTCTCCCTTAACAATAACAGGATTTGGTTCAAACATAACTTCAGATATTACTGTTATTGCAACTAACTCATACGGCAACTCTTTAGCATCAGCCGCAGTTACATCACCAACTATAACTACAGTTCCACAAATTCCAGCAGCACCAACAGCTGTAGCAGGAACTCTTCAAGATGTTGTTACTTGGGTTGCACCAGAAAACGGCGGATCTGCAATTACTAATTATACTTGGGCATCATCAGATTCAAAGGGCGGAACCCTCAATGCTCTTTCCGTAACTGTTACGCAAGAACAAGATACTGCTCAAACCTATACAGTTTATGCAACAAATGCTAATGGTAACTCAGCTGCCTCATCAATCTCTAATTCAGTAACAACAGCAGCACCATTCTTTCCACCAAGCTTCTTTGCCCCACCAAGCTTCTTTGCCCCACCAAGCTTCTTTGCGCCACCAAGCTTCTTTGCGCCACCAGGGTTCTTTGCCCCACCAGGGTTCTTTGCCCCACCAGGGTTCTTTGCCCCACCAGGATTTAAGGGTAAGTGTTTAGCACCAGACTCATTAGTTTACGCATCAAACGGCTGGATAAAAGCCAAAGATGTTTCAGTAGGAGATGTTTTAATTACAATTAGCAGTGAGTTTATAGATCTTAAATCTATAACTGAGACTAAAACTTCTCACCCACTTACTGGCTCAGTAATGTTTGTAGAAACATTTGTTAAGTCTGTAGAATCTAAAATGTCTAAGTTAGTAGGATTTAATAACCTAGGTAAAAATTTCTCAGCAGAGCACCCAGTATTTATTAAAGTTTCAAATGGAATTGCCTACAAAAATGCAGGAGAAATCCAAGCAGGAGACATATTGATAGGTATTGGACCAGATGCTAGAATTACTGAAACAGCCGTTACATCTATAGAAATTGATGAAAATGAATCAGCTGTTTATGACATTCGAACAGAAGGAAACCCTTGGTTCATTGTTAACTCGACATTAACAATAGCTTAAAAAAACACTAGATCGTCTATTGTTTTTCACCATAAGAAATGGTATACTTTTCCTATGAATAATATTGATGATCAATACGGATTTACCTCAAAAGAGCAACTATTCCCAGGTGTCTGGGTGTATAGAAATGCAATTAAAAAAGACATATCTGTTATAGAGCAATTAAACAAAATAGGTGAGTCAGCCGAAGCCGAAGGCGATACAAGGTATAAATGGACCTTTGGATTTGTTGGCTATAGCGAAAAAATACCAGATTATAGGAACTGTGAAGATATAAAGGTTGGTGAAATAAAAAATCCAAACACAAAAACAGAACAATTAGTTTCATCTTTATGGGAAGATTTAAAAAAATCACAAGATGCCGCAGTAAAAGATTACTGTCAAATGTACAGCGTAAAGATGAATTATTGGGAAGTTATGAACTGTATCAGATACGGTGAAGGACAACACTTTCAAGAGCATGCAGATCATGGATTTTCTTACAGCGCCACCGTCTCACTAGTGGCATATGTAAACGATGATTACGAAGGCGGAGAACTATATTTTCCAAAGCTTAATTTAAACATTAAGGCTACAGCAGGAGATTTATATATTTTCCCATCAACCTATCTATTCTCTCATAGAGCTATGCCAGTAAAATCAGGAATGAAATTTTCAATAGTAACTATGTTAGATTATAATGATCATGCTCATAGACAAGAGTTTTATGAAATGAGACTTAAGTGGGTAAAAGAAGATTCTCTAACTGGTAGAAACTTGAATGTATAAAGTTGATGCCTATCAAATACAACAAGGTTTAGGAATTGTCAAGCCTTTAACTATTAAAAGAGACTGGATGGACAATACGTGGGAGTCTCATGCTTATAAATGTTTCCCCGTAGGATTAACAAATCAATTAGGATGGTCAATTTCTTTTCCAGAAGATATATCTTTTATTTGGGATGGAATTAATGACAGCAATGCTGAGCACGTAAAGATATTGTCTGGAGAAAAATATGCCTATGCTGGAAGGGCAAACGCAACCATAAGTTTCAAAACAGGGGTAAGGCTGGTTACAAGCGAATCTATTAGTATGCTTTGCATGCCAGTTCCTAACTTATTTTTTGATGGCGCTACTCCATTTACAACCATAATCAGCAGTTCATTTTTTCCGACTGACATTCCCGTAGCGTGGATGATAACTAAACCAAATGAAATAATAACAATTAAAGCTGGTACTCCAATTACAAGTATGATTCCTATTAATTTAAATGATTTGCAAAATTCTGAAATTAATTTTAAAAATTTAGAAACATTGCCAAAAGCACCCTATAATGAATCAGAGTATTCAAGTGAAATTAGTAAACTTAATTCAAGCGGAGTATGGTCTAATTTTTATAGAGATGCCGTAGACCACAAAAAAGAAAGCATCGGGAGCCATCAGGTTAAAACTATAAGACTGTTTGTCAATAGTCTTGAATAATGGTAAAATGAGGATATGGTGACAACATGCAAAAAATAGCTAATGACTGGGGAGATAATAGACCCAAGTCAATAACCCCCTCTGGGTTTTTTGGCAATTCAATAGATAACATTATAGAAATCAAAAATTTTTTAACTCAAGAAGAAATTGATAGATTAATGAATTTTTCATTAAACAATAAAATCTGGGATATCACAGAAACCCATAGAGATGCAGACGGACTTGTTTTGTATGACCATACCGTATGGGAGAATAGAGTTTGTACTTATAGATCTTTAATGGCGTCTGATCCCACTATTTTAGATTTAATATATAGTATGATTGCAAGATTAAAAATAGAAGTAGATAAATTTTTTGATGTAGATGCAAAAGAAACTGGGCCAGCAATTGTAAGGTGGCCAGTTGGTGCAAGACAAGAACCTCATGCAGATAAAGAATTCCATTCTGGATCAGAAAAAGGCAGAGCAAATGATTTTCCGTGGTACGACCTTGCGGGATTGTTTTATTTTAACGATGACTACGAGGGGGGGGAGTTATATTTCCCGCAACACGGAATTGAATTTAAACCAGTAGCTGGAGCAGCATACTTCTTCCCTGGAGACATGTATTATACGCATGGCGTAAGACCAATAAAATCAGGAAATAGATTTACGTCGCCATTTTTTTGGACGATTCAAAAACATACGGGAGAAAAACAGCCATGAGTGAATTAGAATATGTAGAAATTTTTCCAAAAATTTATGTATATCGTAACGTATTAAAAGACCCTAAACAAATGTATGAAGTAATGAATGAATCAGAAAAAACATCTGAAGGAAAGTATGCTTTAAGCAAGTGGGATCCGTGGGCACATTTTGGGACATATACTCAAAAAAAGCATCCATCAAATTATCCTAAAGATTTGTTAACTGACCCGATGTTCATTAAAGAAAAGAATTTTATTGAAGAAGTAGAAAACGCTTATGACAAGGTTATAGCAGATTATATTCAAAAACAAGGTATTGTTTTGCCACCAGATTGGGTATTTAGTGGATGCTCATACTCTAAGTATAATCCAAATGTAGACAGCATGGCAAATAATATGACCATGCAATACCATACAGACTATATCATTTCAGAAAAAGATATGCCAGGAAGTAAATTTTTTATAACTTGTACCATGTATATTAATGATGATTATGACGGAGGAGATATTGAGTTTTATGTTGATGGTAAATTAATTAACCATAAACCAGTAGCAGGAGACATCCTGGTATTTCCTTCAAACGTTCCATATTTTCATGGTGTTAAAATTATTAAAGAAAAAGAGAAATTCTTTGTTAGAAATTTTGTTATGGTTTCATATGACGGAAGCCCAGAATGGCTAGCGGCACAAAAAAAATTTGGAGCTCACAACTGGTTTAAAAAAGAAGTAGAAAGACTTTCATACGATAATCCTAGAAATATGGTTTATTTAGTAGACGATGCCCCAGTAGATTTTGATACATATAAATCAAGAAAAGATAATCCGTATAAAGAAGGAAGTATGTGATATATGAATAAAGAAATAGTAATAACAAGGCATCGTGACGATATTGTTACTCATGAAAACTTTTTAACTAAAGATGAGTGCGAATCTATTTTAAAGGTTATAAAAATAAAAGAAAACAAAGGCGAGTGGGACTGGAAACAAATTTCTTTTTATGAATCTTCTTCGGGAAGAATGCCAGAACTAAACGATGCAGATGTAATTGCCTGTGGCCTACCAGGAGATTTCTTTGATAGTCTAAAAGAAAGAGTTATTGTTGCTACAGCCGACATGGCTGGAAAAGATCCAAAACAAATGTCTAGAATTAGCTTTCATTCACAAAGATGGGAGCCAGGTGCATTTGCACACCCTCACTCAGATAATACAAGTAACGACGGAGTTGCGGGAGCGTTTACTAGAAGTAGATACGCAACCTTTATTTATCTAAATGATGATTTTGAAGGCGGGGTATTAAATTTTACAAAGACTGATTTAACCATTGTTCCAAAAGTTGGACTACTCGCTACTTTTGCTGGGGGATTTCAAAATATGCATGAAGTTACTGTAGTTAAAAAGAAAGTTAGATATACTCTAGGATCTTTCTGGGATGATAGAGAAGAGTCAGACTATCCTCAAGAACTAAGAGATCAATGGGCAATTGAGCTTCAAGAAGTTAGGGATAAACAAAAAATTGAACAAAAAGAGTGGAACGAAATAAGAGACAAAGGTTTAAGACAAACTCCAAGATCAGAATTATACCCAGCTTCTGAAGTAGAGGATATAAATGAATAGCAATGATGTTGGCTTTGAGCAATTTCATATGTTTAAATTAAAGATACAACAAGATAAAATTTTTTATTTTGAAAATGCATTAAGTTTTCCATCTGAATTAAAAAGTCATATAGAGTATATTGATGATCAGCCAGAGTCTTACAATAGAATATCTAAGTGGGAGCCATGGACGGCAAGTGATGATAAATCTTTAGTTTATGGAGCAACTAAAAAAATTGATACTCATGTTGTTAAATCAACTAAAACTATTAGCTTAATTGATAAAAAAGTTCTATATATATCTAATGAGTTTGAAACGGCATTTGAAATGTGTGCAGATAGATACATAAAATTAAATGGATTAAATAAAGAAAATTATTCGCTAAACCTTAAAGGCATTTTAATAAAAAAATGGAATTCTGGTCAATCAATGGGTCCTCATTTTGATGGACAAGATGGGCATAATGCTCTTGCGTTTTCGCTAGTTGCATATATTAATGATGATTACGAAGGAGGGGAGATTAGCTTTAAAAATCAAAATATTAGCATTAAGCCCAAGGCTGGTAGTATAATTATTTTCCCATCTCAAGAGCCGTATATTCATGAGGTTACAAAAATAACAAGCGGTACTAGATGGATGAGCCCAGCTCATATATACTCTAAATAAATGAATGGTATAATAAAAAAATGACTACAACAGGAAAAGGTTTTAGATACCCCGTCTACTCAGATACCCCAGACGTACCGAGAGATCTAGCTTATCTGGCAGCAGACGTAGATGCCTACTTAGACGCCCATCCAGGGCCACAGGGGCCATCAGGAACAATTACTATAGGAACTATTTCCACGGTAAGCGCTTCTACTCCAGCAGCCGTTACAAATGTAGGAACATCATCTGCCGCAATTCTTAATTTAACTTTACCAAGAGGAATCGATGGAGTTGTAGGTGGAGCGGGTCCTTCAAATATTTTATCAATAGGATCAGTCACAAGCGGATCCTCCGCAGCAGCTACAATTTCTGGAACTAGCCCATCTCAAACTTTAAATTTAGTTTTACCAGCAGGACCCCAAGGAGTAACAGGAGCACAAGGGCCAGCAGGACCTACAACACTTGCAATTGGAACTACCACTACTGGTGCGGCTGGAACAAATGCTTTAGTTACAAATACTGGTACTTCTACAGATGCAGTATTTGCTTTTACAATTCCAAGAGGAGCAACTGGAGCAAATGGAGCGCAGGGAGTACCAGGCCCAGCAGGAGATACACCAATTATTGATCCGATACCTGGGACAATATCATTAAACATTCCCACTTCATCTGCATACGGAGTAAATTCAAACTGGTATCCGCTAGCAAACAATTTATATTCAATTGGACAACCAGCCGATGTGCCAAGTGGAGTTTCTTCAAATAAATTCTGGAAAACAATTTATTCTAATACAGGAACAATTAGCACATCTGATTTAAGACTAAAAACTGATATATTGGATTCATCTTTAGGTTTAAATTTTATTAATGATTTAAGGCCAGTAAGTTATAAATTTATTGAAGGATCTGTAACTCCAGAAGGAGATTCAATTGCAGGAACACGAACACATTGGGGCTTAATATCACAAGAAGTTAAACAAGCATTAGAAAATTCAGGAGTAGATTTTGGTGGCTGGGTACTAATAGATAAATCCAATCCAGAATCAGAACAAGCATTACGATATGAAGAGTTTATTGCTCCGCTCATTAAGGCAGTGCAAGAGCTTACGGCGAGAGTTAAAACACTAGAAGAGGCGTAAGACATGTCATATAAGTATACTGTCTTGCAAGACTATCCTCTATCCTTTTACCTTCTAGATGAAGTAAAATCTGGTGAAGTAACTAATTATACAGTATTAAAAAATACCTATAGCACTTACCAAGATTTAAAAGACAATGGTGTATCTTATGCAGCAATCAGCGGTCTACCAATTATTGATTATTCTGGAAATGGTTCAGACGGATATGCAATACAATCCTCATCAATGCAGCTAATGCCCATAATTAATAGTGGGGTAAGAGGAACCCTTATTGAATCAACCTCTAATATTAAGTTAAAGGCACTAGGAATAGCGACAAACAAAAACCCAGATAGCGCTTTTTCCGTGGAGGCTTGGTTTAAACCAGACCCTACAGATATTTTAGAATATCCAATAGTTGCAGATTCATCTAATCAAATTGGAATTTTTTATAAAAACGAAAATGTTGTTTTTAAGGTTGATGCTCTAAATTATGTCAATTACAAGATATCTAAAAATCAAGTAATACATGCAGTCGGAGTTTTTTCAAAAGACAAAATTAGCTTGTACTTAAATGGATCCCTGGTAAAAGAAAAAACATTTTCCAATAAATTTAAATTTACAAATACAATTTTCTCACCAGCAATTGGTCCGTCTAATATAAATAAAAATTTTATCATTGATGGGGTTGCTTTTTACAATTATGAAATTGAAGAGTCTAGGGTCAGATCTCATTATGTGTCTGGGTATAAAGAAAGAAAATACTCTCAAATTGTTTATCCAAAAAATGGAGTATTCTTTTCATTAAATTCTGTGACAATACGGCCAGATGTATCTTACAGATATCCTGGGATTAAAAATTTTGAAGACCTATTAACAGATGACACATATTATGACTCGATAAATAATAGAATATATTTTAAAGAATCTGTGGGCGTTGAGTCAAAAACATTTTCGTTTACAGATAGAATTTATGTAAGTAATCCACAAAATATACAATCTTCTACCATATCTTATGGGCAAGATGTAAAAAACATACTAGTAGAAGTTCAAGTCCCAGGCCAGCCGTGGGTAGCTTGCAACAACAATTCTCCGCTTCCATATTACAATAAGAATCAAAATTTACAAAGCAGCATTTTAGATATACGAGTTACAATGACAACCGCAGACGCCTCTTTTGATCTTCCGTATTTTGATAAATTAGAAATTGACATGTACTCCAATAAAGATTTTTATTCAGATAATGGGGGCTCAAGAATTTATTCTGCCCACGACTATTCTTTGGGTAATTATAACTACCCAGTAAAATCACAAAACTCCTATAATGGATTAACAATGACCGACGGACGTGGGTTTTCTGTAGACACCACAAATGCATCAAGAACAATTGAGTTATTTTTTAAGCCAAACGGAACCAGCAATATATTGTTTTCATCAAATACCTCAGATTTTAAATGGACTAGTCTTGGAGTAGTTCAATCTTCTGGTATATCTGCGGTATATGTAAATGGAGTGGATGTAACTTCTAGCACTAACATATCAACCTTTTTTACAACAGGTCTTTTCCATCATGTTGTATTGGTCCTATCAAGCAATTCTACTAACATTAAATTTAATCAAAATCAGGCTGGTACTCAATACGGACTTAATAATACATACAGCAACATAGCGCTCTACCCAAGTGCTTTTACTCAGACAGAGGCAATAGAAAACTATAACCTTTATTGCTCAAATAATATACAAGCTGTGTCTGACCCAGGCATAAGCCTATCCGAAAGCGTATCTGGAGAAGACAATACAGCCTATTCAGTCAGATATTTAGACACCCAGCTGGTATAAAATTAATAATATTGTCACTTTGGTTGACAAAAACTGGACTTAAATGACAAATAATGGTAAACTGTTATACATATGAAAATATTAAATCAAAAAAGCCAAGTTATTGAAGAAACAACCCTAGGGATATATGTCTGGGAAATGCCAGACGGCAGATGGATTGGCGATGATGACGGTAATTTTCTTTCAGTTGCATCAATAAAAGGAAATAGATCTAAAATTGATTTGATAGCAAGAGAAGTAAGATCATATGGAATTCACGAAGGTTCACCTAAATTTCTAGCTGGACGTAGAAAAATTGATGATGAAGAGTTTGAGCATCAAAACGAAAGACTTAAATGGGGCCTTACCCCAGACCCACTAGATATTGGAGTCTATAAAGAAGGATTCAAGAAGGGTCCACAATAATGGCAATTTCAATTGACGATGATTTTCAAGATAGCACATCAGAAATTGCTATAAGAAATAGCTCTGATTTATTTTCTTTTAAAAAAGAAAAAGAACATTTTGATCCGTTTTCAATAGGACTTGAGGATTTAAAAAAAGTCAGAGGCCTTGGTACAAATTTTAAAAGAAAAGTTAATAGAGATTTCACAAAGTCATTTACTGGACAGGATGGCGCTCAGACACAACAGAATTTAATGGCTCAAGCAATAAGCGGCTATGCAATGTTTGACCTTGTTCAGCCAGTTTATAATTTAGAATACCTCTCTCAAATATATGAGATATCTACTTACAACTATGCCGCAATTAATGCAAAGGTTGCAAACATTGTTGGCCTAGGATATGGATTTATGGAAACAAGAAAAACAAATGATGCCATTGATGCAATTACAGATATTAGGCAGCTTGATAGGGCTCGCAGAAAATTAAATAAGCTTAAGCAGGATTTACAAGAATGGCTAGATTCTACTAATAAAGAAGACACCTTTACAGAGACCCTAATTAAGGTCTATACTGACCTAGAAGCCACTGGTAATGGTTATCTGGAGGTTGGACGTACAACTGCGGGAGATATAGGCTATATCGGGCATATACCGTCTAAAACAATGCGTGTACGAAGACTACGTGATGGATTTATGCAGTTGCTATATGGCAAGGCAGTATTTTTTAGAAACTTTGGAGATTTAGAGACCATCAATCCAATTGGTGACGCAGAAGATACTCCAAACGAAATTATCCATTTAAAGAAATACACCCCAATGAATAACTATTACGGAATACCAGATATTATTGCAGCACAAGTTTCTATTGCTGGTAATGAATTTGCTGGAAGATATAACCTAGATTACTTTGAAAACAAAGCGGTCCCAAGATATATTATTACAGTAAAGGGAGCAAAGCTTTCCCCAGAATCAGAAAGAAAACTACTTGAGTTTTTCCAGGTTGGATTAAAAGGAAAGAATCATAGATCTCTATATATCCCACTTCCCCCAGACACTCCAGACTCAAAAGTTGAATTTAAAATGGAGCCAGTTGAAGCTGGAGCCCAAGAATCATCATTTAATATTTATAGAAAATCTAATAGGGATGAAATTTTGCTGGCGCACAGAGTTCCAATAAATAAAATAGGAACTCCAGAAGGAGTTAATTTAGCCGTTGCTCGTGATGCAGACAAAACATTTAAAGAGCAGGTATGTCGTCCAGCACAAATGAGACTTGAAAAAAGAATAAATTCAATTATTGAAGAAAAGACCGATGCATTAAAAATTAAATTTGAAGAGCTTACTCTTACAGATGAAGACACTCAATCTAAAATTGATGAAAGATATTTAAGAATGCAGGTTATTACCCCAAATGAGGTTAGAATTAGAAAAGGAATGATACCTTTAGATGGCGGAGATGACGTAATTGAATTAAAGCCACAGGCTGCTGCAGAACAAAGAGCAAAAGCTGGAAATACTAGAACAAGGGATAAAGAAAGACAAAATAATCAGCCAGATATTTCTGGGGAAGCCAGGAACCCACAGGGTGATGGCAGTCAGGTTGACTAACCCTAATCGACTACGATTTGCGTTATAGTAAATAAAGCACTAAAATTGACCATATGAACATTGAAAAAAGTCAATGGTCCCACGACGGCCAAAACATTCACTTATCTGTACCCTTTACAAAGGTTAACAGAGAAAAAAGAACGGTGTCTGGATTTGCTACATTAGATAACGTAGATCAAACTGGAGATGTTGTAACCGCAGAAGCAAGCTTAAAAGCATTTGAATCATTTAGAGGTAATCTTAGAGAAATGCATCAGCCGCTTGCCGTAGGTAAACTTGTTTCATTTAATCCAGAAACATACTACGATGCAAAAACAAAAGAATTTTATAATGGAGTTTATGTTACTTCATACATTTCAAAAGGTGCACAAGATACCTGGGAGAAAGTTCTTGACGGAACTCTTTCTGGATTTTCAATCGGAGGAAAAATTAAAGACTCTGAAAATGAAATGAATAAGTCTACAGGAGAAACAGTAAGATTTATTAAAGAATATGATTTAGTGGAGCTTTCTATTGTTGATTCTCCAGCAAACGAAATGTGCAATATTGTTTCAATTGAAAAAGTAAATGGTCAATTTATATTTAAGGGCATAGCAACAAATGTTGTAACAGAAAACATTTTTTATTGCGAAGATAGCGACTCTGTTTTTATGTCAACAGATAAAACATATTCTTCCCCAGTCACTGGGAAAGATGCAGTTTTGATTGGATGGGTTGAAAGCTCAGATCAGAACAAAGCAAAAGAAATAGATAAAATTCTTGCTTCATTTAAGAAGTCAAGATTACCGTTGCCTGCAATACAAACAATTGCAAAACAGGCAAACGTAGAAGGAGGTAATAAAATGTCAGACGTAACAAACGATGTAGTTGTAGACGCTTTAGAAGCAGAAACAATTATTGAAAAGTCTGTCGATGTTGTAGAGGCACCAGTTGCAGAAGTTGCAGTTGTTGAAGAGACAACAGAAGATACCTCTGCCGACAACGTTGAAAAAGCAGCCGACACAGTAGAAGTTAAGGTTGATGAACCTGATTTTGCAAAAATGTTAGGCGACCTAAAGGGCTTTTTCTCCGATACTTTGTCAAAAGCAACTGAGGATAACCAAGCTCAGGTTGCTGATATTAAAGTATCAGTTGAGAGTTTTAGCAAAAGCATAAACGATCAAATTACAGAGTTGGCAGAAAAGCACAGCACACTAAGTGATGCTGTTGCTGATATTAAAAACACCATTAGCGGTGTTCAGAAACGTGTAGATGCCGTCGAAGGCTCTACAGCAATTAAAAAGTCTTCAGACCTTGGCGGGTCTGTGGGGTCCACCATTAAAAAATCAAAGTGGAACGGTACTTTCCTCGGTTCCGTAAACGAAATATTTAACTAAGGATAGGTGAAAAAACTATGAGCAATGAAACATTAGAAAAGGCAGTAGAAGCAGCAGGTACAACTAATACTGGTACTTTTGCTTCAACAACTGGAGGAACAGGAGTACACCGTGCATCAGAAAATGGTAACGGCGGACTTCTAAATCCAGAACAATCAGCTCGTTTCTTAGACTATATGTTCGATGCAACCGTAATTGGAAAAGTCGCACGTACCGTTCGAATGAAATCTGATACAACAGAAATTGATAGAGTTGGAGTAGGCGAGAAGCTTATGAAACTTGCAACTGAGGCAAACAGCGTTGGCGCATCAAACGCAGCTGTAACTTTCTCAAAAATATCTCTTACAACAAAGAAACTACGTCTTGACTGGGAGCTCTCAACAGAGTCTCTAGAAGACAATATCGAAGGTCCAGATCTTGAAGATCACATCGCACGTTTGATGGCAACTCAAGCTGGTAACGACATTGAAGACGTAATCCTTAATGGTAACGCAGCAGGATCAGACGCACTATACATGGCGTTTGATGGTGTTGTTAAGAAATCAAAGGCAAACGGCCGTGTTGTTGATGCAGCAGGAGCTGGAGTATCTCGTGAGGTATTCAATAAAGCACTTAAGGCAATGCCACGTAAGTACAAGCAACGCCGTGGAGACCTACGCTTTTTAGCAGGATCAAACCTAATTCAGGATTTCCTATATGCTAACAGCATTGGTACCAATCAAACAATTCCACAAGATATTGCTTCAAGCATTATCCGTGGAGCAACAGAGCCACTAGGAGGTCCAGCAGGTTATGTAGCACCATTCGCATTTGGTATTCCAATTATCGAAGTGCCACTACTTCCTGAGACACAGACTGGTGATTATGCAAGCCCATCAGGTTCACACGGAGATGTTCACTTAACATTCCCTAATAACGTAGTTATTGGTGTTAAGCGTGACGTAACTGTTTACCGATTCTTCTGGCCACGTAAGGACTCAATCGAGTACACAATGTATACTCGTGTTGGTGTTCAAATCGAGCAAGCAGACGCTTGGGTAGTTGTTAAAAACGTTAAGGTTGCTTCCTAATAATAGGATTTAACTAGCAAGAAAGGCCCCCAAGTATTTGGGGGCTTTTCATTTTAATTATAGAATGCTATAATGGATGAACCTAGAAAAAGGAGATCGAAATGTCATTTGACACATTAAAAGTTGGAGAGCTAAAAACCATTGCAGAAGACTTTGGAGTAGAAACTTCTCAACTAAAGAATAAACAAGATATCATTGCCGCTCTATCAGAAGAAGGCGTAACTTATTCGGTTTACGAAAAAACAAAAAAGGCCGTAGAAGATGCAAAAGAAGAAGTAGAGGTCCTTCCAGTATTTGACCCTAAATCTATATCAGCAGAAGATACAGTTTTGGTTAAAATGGACAGACAGAATTATAGATACGATATTTTGAGTCAAACATTTACAAAAGAACATCCCTTTGTTGCAGTAAGCAAAGAAATAGCACAGAAAATTTTTGATCAAGAGGAGGGATTTCGTTTAGCTACCCCAAAAGAAGTTCAGGATTATTACAGCTAATCTAAATCACACGACATGGAAATTATAGTAGGAACCAATGCGCCAGTAAAGCAAAGAGTTTTTTGGAAGGGCGGAATATCCACAGCAGACTCTTTGCCAGTAGTTAGGTTTTATGATATAACTGAAGACCCAGCAGTTAACCCATCTATAAATCCAGTAACTGTTTTGCACACTCAAACAGCAGAAGCAGTAGATACGGATTTTGGAGTGTACAGCGTGTACCCTCCGTTATCTCTTACCAACCGACCTAGATCATTAAAGTTAATATGGCAATATCAGGTTGAGGGACAGACCGTAACAAAAGAACATCAAATTTTTGTAGTTAAGCCATACACTGATTTAACTCAAGCTGCAGATTCTTTAGGATTTGGCTTTGATCAATCTGACCCAAACTATAAAACTTTTTTTGATCTAGTTGCAGCAGAAAGATATGCTAGAAAATTAATTGAAAATTACACACAACAAAAATTCTATTTGTATGACGATGTAAATATTGTTTATTCAAGTGGATCCGATGTATTGCCTTTGCCATGCAAATTAAACACTTTACATGAGCTTTACTTGAATGACGTCCTTTTAGTAGATAATATTAATAATATTGATAATTGGAATTTTTCTGTAAATGTTTCAGAAAGCGGTTTTGGTCTTAGAGTCAATAGGGCTAACATGCTAGATAATACTGTGTATACTGCCAACGGAATGGTTCCACCAAGTATTAACGATACTGGAAACGGAGCATTTATTAATGGTGGTACGTATAGGGTTGCTGGTCGATATGGATGGGATCAGGTTCCAGACGAAGTAGAGCTTGCATGTATTGAATTAATGAAAGACTTTTTCTCTAAGGACAAAGAGTGGCGCAATAAGTATATAAAGAGCATACAGACATTTGACTGGCAGTTCCAATATGACACATCAGCATTTAGCGGTACGGGTAATAACTATGCAGATCAGCTATTATTACCATACGTAACAAATAAAATGGTAGTTATTTAATATGAATAACCTAGTTGATTCTATTTTCAACATGAAAGTAGATGTATATCTGCAAGAAGATTATCAAGACCAGAATACTGGTGCTATTAAAAAATCTTGGATATATGCAAAAACTGTCCCTTGTTTTGCAAAAGGAATTATATCTAATTCGTCTTCTGCAAGAAGCGGGGATAATCAAGCAATATCAACTAAATATAAAGATACCAAAACTATAGAAATTAGAACACAAACTCCAATTACATATCGACAAAAAATAACTAATATTAGAGATTCATCAAACAATGTTATATGGTTTGAATTAAATTATCCAAACGATACCCCTACAGTATTTGAGATAGTAAGCTCAACCCCAATCACAGATCCCTTTGGAACATTAATGGCATATAATTCAATTGCAAAAAGGTCGGAGAACCAACAAGTTGGAGACTAGTGGCATAGCCTTATTACAAGCCGCATCGGGGCTAGAAAGATTTATGACAACACCCACACAGGCTGGAGCGCTTAAAGATAGCACAGTTGCACAAGTATCTGCTTTTTTATACTATCAGGCAAACGTAGCTGCAAAATTAACTTCAAGCACCGCCTTCCAAGAACTTTTTAAGAAAACAATATTTAACCAAGTAAATCAAGACTTTGGTAGATTCATAGATTCTCAGGCAAGAACAAAACCAAAATCTCTTCATCACGTTTACGAGTGGAACAAGGTTGGAGATAGCACAGCAAGATTATTTAAATTAAATAGACTTGGGGGGCTAGGGTTGTCTTTTAAAATTGATTATGAGTTAATGCTATCCAAGACATCGGTTCCTTCAAAAAATAGATCTCAAAGAAGCAAGTATATATTTTCTCAAAAAGCAGCAATAATGGAAAAGGGAATGCCTTTAATAATATCTCCAAAATCTGCAGAAAGATTAGTGTTTGAGGTAGACGGTAATGTTGTGTTTATGCCAAAAGGTAAATCCGTAACCGTAAAAAGCCCAGGAGGAACAGCGTCTACAAATAGATTTAATCTGGCGTATTCAAGATATTTTAGCGGACCACTTGTTAGCAACTCAATTAAAGCTTCTGGATTTCAAAGCTTATTTGGCGCAAAGTTTAAACAAGCAATGAAAGTGCCTTCTTCTATCAAAAAAGTGCAATATACATTTAGTCCAGGTACAATTAGATCACAGGCCGAGGATGCCTTGATAAAACAATTTGGAGGTGTCGCATAATGGTAGATTATGGAATAGATGCAATTTATGAGATACGCAAGCATCTATGGCAAGAAATTCAAGACAATAATATACTAGATGCAAATTCATATTATAGTGATAATTTAGGAGAAGCAATAGTCCCAATTATCCCAGTTCAGCAGTCCCCAGAACTAAATCAATTTTTAAATGGAAAAACTCATATAGTCTATGACAAAATGGGAAGCACCTATGAAGAAAACTGGATGGTATGCTGTGAAAAAATATCATTTACAATATATTCAGTAGATTACTCTGAAATTAATGAAATTAGAAATTTAATGATAGATGTTTTTAGGCGTATGGATGACTCGGCAAAAGACTTAAATAGATCTAAGACTACTAATAAGATCATTTTTTTCAATACCCTAATACTAGAGATGTCTCCCACAGAGCCATCCGAAGAGCTGGCTGGGTTCCTGTCGGCCGATGTGATATTAGAGGTTAAATATGCAAGAGACGTATCTCCTAGGGGTAGGTTTTATTAGTTTGCGTTTGGGCCGCTTTTAGGATAAACTTAGTCAAGAGGAAAAGCTTAGCCAGCTTAGATTTAAAGTAAGTCAATATATATATATGTTTATTTAACAGGAGGTTTTACACATGGCACAAAATATTGGTAATGCTAGAAACATTCTCGTTGGTGCGTCTCCACTGTTTTTATCAGTAGAAGATTCAACCACATCAGGATATGTAGAAAACATGGTACCAGGAACACCTATCGCAGGCGCTTCTGGACGTAACAAAACAGTTCCAGCATTTAAAAGTGGCACAGCAGGATCAGGTACACCACCAACAGGTGGAACATCAGGAGAGTCATACACCACTACTCTTAACGATGTAGAAACAGATTCAACAACAGTGTCAGCAACAAAAGGCGCTGCATACCGTAACGTAGGTTACACAAACAACGGTCTTCAAATTACATACAACCCATCATACGGTTCAGTAACAGTAGATCAGCTTCTTGACTCAGCAAAACTTTTCAAGGAGACAATGGAAGTTATGATTGCAACAGAAATGGCAGAAGGTACTCTTCAGAACGTTCTTGCAGTATTCGGACAGTCACAAGCAACACTTTCTTCAGATGAAAAGACCCTTGGTCTTGCAGCAGGCGCACTAGGAGAAGCTCCAGTTGAGCGTCAATTAGTTGCGATTGGACAAGCTCCAACTACTGCGGCATCATCAAAGACAGAGCGTGTATATTATGCACGTCGTGTTCTTTCTGTACAACAGTCACAGTTCTCTTTGGCTCGTAACGCAGCATCAACATTCCCAGTAACATTCCGTTTGCTTCCATCAGGTGACTCAGCATTCGCAAGGGCAGAATACGGTACAATCGTAGACCGCATCTGGCTATAATTAATTAACATTAATTAATAGAAGCCCCCCTTTTTGGGGGGCTTTTTATTGCCCTTATATTTGCAATATGATACAATAATTAAGACAAATCCTAGGAGGATTAAATGGCAACAACAGTATATGACGTTGAAGAAATTCAATTGCAAAATGGGGCAACCGTTAAACTTAAGCCTTTAACAATTAAAGAGCTTAGAAAGTTTATGGCGGCTATCCAGAAAACAGCAGAAGTAACTACTGAAGAGGAAACTCTAACAGTTCTTATTGATGCTTGTGCAGTAGCACTTGAAAAACAATTACCAGAGCTAACAAAAGACAGAGACGCTTTTGAAGATGTCCTAGATGTTCCTACCATTAACCGAATTCTTGAGGTTTGTGGCGGAATCAAAATGGATGATCCAAATTTACTAGCGGCAGCAGTTCTAGCTGGTCAGAACTAGATCTCGCTGCTTTAGAAGGGGAAGTATTCTTAATAGGAAACTATAAGAATTATCAGGAATTAGAAGAAAATCTTTCAATGCCTGAACTGATTCAAACCTTCAAGTCTATGCAACAAACTGAATCAGAGAAAAGAAAGTTTCTGGCATCTATACAGGGCATCCAGCTCGATGGTGTAGAGAAGCAAGAAGGAAAGAGCTTTGACGATATAAAAAGAAAAGCTCTTGGTATAACTGCAGATGCATCTGATGTTGTTTCTTTACAAGGTGAATTTGCACAACAAGAAGGTTTCGGTATCGGAGCAGGTCTCGGTTACCAAAAGGAGTAGTAGTTGGCCGATCAAAATATAGTCACCAACATAACCGCAACGGCTAATTTTTCTAGTCTTACAGCGCAATTGCAAGCCGTTGCTGCTCAAATGCAAAAGCTTCAAGTATCAACAATTGGTCTTAATAAAAACCTTGCCAATCAAGTTGGTGTTATCAATCGACAGTTTGATGAAACCATGCGCTCTACTGGGCAATTCAGTAGACACTTTGTTACTTTAAATTCTGACGTATCTAAATTTGGAAAGAACTTAGATGCTGGAAGACTCAAATTAAAAGACTATTATCAAACTTGGCAAGGGCATACACAAAAAACCAGCTCCTTGGTACAGAATTTAGCAAAGCAGCAAGTTCTATTACAAAACGCTATTATCCAGCCACTAGGTAAGAACGCTCAAGGATTAATGCAATACAATGTTATGGTCCAATCTGGGCTTGATGCAACTAAAAATAAAACTGCCTTAATGAGGCAAGAGCTTGCCATTATGAATAAGGTTATGAAAGATGGAGCTGGCCAATTAATTAATTGGGGTAAAAATACTCAGTGGGCAGGTCGTCAATTAACAGTAGGATTAACTGTTCCGCTTGTAGCATTTGGTGCAGCGGCAGCAAAAGCATTTAAAGATGCAGATCAGCAGCTAGTAAGACTTACAAAGGTTTATGGTGGATTAACAGCAAGTTCAAGTGAAGATTTATTAAAAGTTAGAAAAGACGTTGCAGCGCTTGCTAAAGAGCTAGCATCTACAATGGGATCTAATTTTACCGAAACAATTGCTCTTGCAGCAGATATTGCAGCTACTGGAAAACAAGGCAAAGATCTTTTAGACTCTACAAGAGAATCAACAAGATTAGCAACACTTGGTGAGATAGATAGGCAAGATGCAATGAAGGCAACCCTTTCAATTCAAACCGCTTTTGGACAAAGCGCCAAAGAACTTACAGGAACAATTGATTTTCTTAACGCAGTTGAAAACCAGACATCAACAAGTCTTGCAGATTTAACAGAAGCAATTCCAAAAGCTGGTCCAGTTGTTAAAGCATTAGGCGGAGACGTAAAAGACTTAGCCCTATATCTTACAGCAATGAGAGAAGGCGGAATTAATGCATCTGAAGGAGCTAATGCATTAAAGTCTGCTTTAGCATCTATTATTAACCCAACTAAAGTTGCAAGAGGAATGTTCATGGAGATGGGCATAGATCTTGGAGGAATAGTAGAAAAGAATGCTGGAAATTTAACAGGAACAATTATGGCACTTAAAGATTCTTTAGATACTCTAGATCCATTAAGTAGGGCAAGAGCAATAGAGCAACTTTTTGGTAAATTCCAATTTGCAAGAATTAATGCATTATTTGAGAACCTTGGAAAACAGGGAAGTCAAACTCTTCAAGTTTTAGATTTAATGAAAGCTAGCACGACGGACTTAGCTAATATTTCTGAACGAGAATTAAAAATGATGACAGAGTCTGCGTCTGGCCGATACAAGAGAGCGCTAGAGTCTATTAAAGCCGATTTGTCAGCAGTTGGTGAGCAGTTCTTAAAAGTTGCAGCAACCGTATTAAATGCTGTAGATGGAATTATTAAGTTTATTGGAAATCTTCCAGGGCCAATTAAAGCAGTTCTTGGATTGGTCGGATCACTAACGGCTATTGCAGGGCCAATCATTATGCTTACTGGTGTTCTTGCAAACTTCTTTGGATATATCATAAAAGGAATATTCTCTTTAAAAAATATAGGCAAGGGTGGAACAGGATTTAAGTTATTAACACCAGAGCTAATGGCCGCTTCAGCCGCTGCTAAAACAGTAGAGGAATCTTTTTATAGTGACACAAAAGCAGCCGCAACATTTTCAGACGCAGTATTGACTCTATCATCATCATTTGCTAAGCTAAAAGAAAATGCAATGTCATCTACAATTGCCACATCTAACAGCATGTCAACAGTTGCTGGTAATCCAGTATTAATGAATGGTGCACGAGTTGTAGATAAAAATAGCCCATACGTAGGAAAACCTTATTCAAGAGATATGTCTCACATGATACCAACTGGTTCCAAAACTCCAGAGCAGAGATCACAAGAAACTATTTTCTCAACAGTTCCAGGACCAAAGCCAGTTAATCAAAGAGTATTAAATTCACCACAATCATATATGAATGCCGACATGCCAAGGATCCCAGGAGTTACATCTGTCAATAACGTATCAACTGGCATTGTGGCATCAGAAGCAGCCAAATGGCACTCTATGACTGCAGCAATTGCGATGCAATCAGAAGCTGAACTTTTACTATTAAAACAAGAAATTGCAGCAACTGGAACAATCACTAAGTCATTGTCTGACTCCTATCAAATGCTTTTGCCAGAAATGACAAAGGTTACCTCCCTAGCCGCAGATGAAACAGGATTAATTGTTAAGTCGTTGCAAGCTGGAAAAATTACAGCCGAGCAAGCAAGAATGAAAATAGCTGAGTTGAACTTAGTAATTGAAAAATTAATGGTTGAAACTGCACAAGGAATTGCAACTGCTCAGGCCAGAAATATTAATTTTGGAATGGTGCCTTTGACTGGACAATCAGTAGTATCTAAAACTGGACAATCTAATATGAAAGAACTATTTCATAAAACAGAAACTGCTGCAACAATAGATGCAATTGCTAAAAACCTTGGAGTAAGAACTTCTGGTGCTGGATACAGCATACAAACAACAATGCCTAGAAAATTAAACTCAGGTGGATACGTTTATCATCCACAAAAAGACGGAGCTGTTGTTCCAGGAGATACAAGCATTAACTATGATAATACTATGGCCAAACTTCCAATTGGGGGATTTGTATTAAATCAAGAAGCGTCTAAAGTTAACCAACCACTAGTTGCTAAAGCAAAAAGAGGTTATAAATCTGGAGGAATGATTGACGCAGTCGTCACACCTGGAGAAACAGTAGTTCCTCCAAAAGTTTATGCTGAAAATAAAGATGCATATGATGTTGCTAACAAAACTAAAAAACGAATTTCATTTATGCAGGTTGGCGGGAAAATTGATGGAAGAAGGGCTTATGGCAAGAAGCCTCCAACATTATCACTTAACCATGCAAGGGGATTGCAGGGCTATATGAGCAGAGCAAACAATCCAGATTTTGAAAAAGATCTTATGCTTCAATTTATTTTACATGACGCCGCAGTCCTACAAGACGTTGGATTTTCTCCAGACGAATCAATTAGTTTAGCAAAAAGAGATATTGAAAGCGCATTCACAAGAGCCAGAATGCCAGATGGCGATATTGATAGAGAGAAATTTAAATCAATTAGAATATCTCAATCTACTCAAATGCAGCAATATATTGATATGCAAGGTGCCAAGGTTACTAGAACTTTACCAGATGGAAAAGAAGAAGTAGTTCGATATAAAGACATTTTAATAAAAGATACTAAAGATATTCTACGTGGTAGCCGTCCGCAAATTGGTGGAAAAAGACCTGAGATAGATTTAGTGCATGCTCTTGAACAAAGGTCTGACATAGATAAATCTTCAACAAAAAGAGTTATGGGAATTTATAGAAGTGGCAGAAAGTTTGCTAGCGAGCACACCGATAGGTGGAATGAATGGTTCACTGCATCTAAAGATAAAAAGACAGCCAATCTTACAAGAGGAAATATTTATCGAGCAATTGCTGGAGATCAGACCGTTAATCAATTTACAAATCATTTAAATACCATGAGTGGTGGAATGTTTGAGGATCGAGTTCCACTAAGCGCAAAACAAGCTAAAGCAGCTGCAGAGATGCTTGCTAGAGAATTAGGATATAAAGACGCTGCAACCTTAGAAAAACAATTACCTTCGGTTGTAAAAAATATACAGGCTAATAAACCAGTCTTGATATTAAATCAATTGAGAAGCCTGTTAACTATAGGTCGAAAGCCAATGTTTAAAAATAAAATTGCCGCAAACTCTGGAGGAGAAATTCCAGGTTACGTAGGTGGTGGAGCAATAGGTAATGTTCTTAAGGGACTTGCAATGAGAAGAATTGGCGCAGGGTTTGGTCCAACAGGAGCCCCTAAGCCAAGCATGTATGAGTCAGCCCCGTGGGGAGTAAATTCTTTATCAATTAAAACAGCGGAGACTTTATTTGCAAATTCTGGCTTAAGAAAGAATACACAAAAATTATTCTATGATAAATTTGCAGCAGCTATGGCAAAAGAAAAGCCATACGGTTATGTTAAAGACGCAAAAACTGGTTCTTTAAAGCATGGGCTTGAACCAGATGTTTTAGATTCAATTATTAGATCAGCAGCTTCAGATATGGTTGGAGACAAAAATATATTAAAACAACTGTCGCCAATAGATAAAGACATATTAAGAAATAAATATTTAAATTGGGATTCGAAACAAAATACACCAATGACAGCAGAACTTAAAAAGAAAATATTTGATATTAGCGGTAACAGAGAAATGGGAGGTCCAGTATCTCCAGGACAAAATTATTTAGTTGGAGAAAAAGGACCAGAACTATTTAGTCCAAGCCAGAGCGGAAAAATTATTCCAGGAATGAATTCTGGTGGAAAAGTTCCTGCGTATGGAATGGGTGGAATGATTGGATCGTTAGCTATGCTTGGTGGACTTGGATACGGGGCTAACATGCTGGGAGATAAAGTTGGTGGAAATGTTGGACCTATAATAAGTCAACTTGGAAACCTATTACCATTCTTACTTATGGGAAGTATGGGAGCTAATAAATTATCAAAGAGACCACCTAGTTTTGCAAGACCAGACGGAATGGAAGGCCCGCTACGTAAGAGTGGAGGCTTTAATGCTCCAACACTAAAAGATCCTATTTTTGCAAAAACAGTTACACATTTAACTAATATGTCAAAAGAAGGAAAGGCTTCCAGCCAAGTACTTGCTAGATTGGGTAGTGTATTGGGAAATACCTTAAAGATTTTCTCAAAAGGCAATTTAATATTAGCTGGGGTTACAGCAGCCTTAGTTACAGGATATAAGGCGTGGAATAACTATAAAGAGGGACAAAGATTAAATCAAGTCTCGTTTGGGCTAACAGAAGAAGCAGCTAAAAAAGCTGGGCTACAATTCAGAGATTTTGGAAAGAAAGTAAAAGAAACAGTTCAAACAGCAAAAGATACGGCAGAAGCCAATAAGCTAATCTACGATAGTATGCTAAGTGCTGGAACTCCATTTTCTTTAACTGTTGCAGAATATACAAAACTAAAAGAAGAAATAAAAACAACAATGCCTGATCTAATTGCTTCTCTTAACAAGCAGCCTAGCGAAAAAATTCCAGACGCAGTTCGTCGAATAAAAGAACAATTTATTGCTGCTGGAATGTCAGCAGAAGAAGCAACTAAAAAACTCTATGCTGCATTACAACTATCTGACCAGGCCAATCAGGCAAGATCTGCTACCATGCAAAACCCATTATTTAATTCAATAAAAGACCCACAAACAAACGCAGTTCAGGCTGCCGTTGATTTTGGATTATCTAGAAAAAATGAAGGTAAAAAAGAACAATCACTTTCATTTAATACTGCTACACAAGCAATAGAAACTGCCATTAACGATTTAATTGAAAAGAGAGAAAAGCTTGTAAACAAAGACACCTCTGGCAAAGAGAAATCATTAAGCATATCAGAAGCCACAAAAACAGTTCTTGGTCAAATAAATAAAGAAGAAAGCGCTAAGGCTGAAATTGGAAAAAATGTTGTAAAAGATTTATCTAAGACCAATAAAGAAATGTCAGAACTACTGAATGGTACAGAAAACTTAGTAGCCGTATGGGCTAAGCTTGAGCTTAAAGCAAAAGGATTTAGAGGAAATATTAATGCCCTTTCCCCCGAGCAGGCTGTGTCGCTTGCTGAAGTATTTAATGAAGTTGGCACACAAGTTGAAGCATCAAATAGAAAAGGTATTCTGTCAAAACAATATGATGCTATCGACGCCCTTGATAAAAAAGTAAAGGGTTACGTTTTAAGCTTAAAAACACAAAAAGTAAAACAACAAATTGCTGACAGAGATATGCTTGCCTCTCTAAATAAAGAAATTGAAGCTAACAACAAGTTAGCTGAGTCTAGGAAAAAGGCTCTATCGGAAAAACAAAAAGATGCTGATTTGGGAAGAGAAATTGAAAAGACTAGACTTGCTATACAGAACGCTACAGCAACTGGTGATACTGGGCTTGCACAGTCATTAAGAATTGATTTAGAGTCTTTAACTTCTCAACAACAAACAGATGCACAGACTAAAGCCATTGATACTGCTAATGAAAAAGCCAATGCACCATTAAAGAAAGCTATTGAAAATCTTTCAAATAAAAATCAAGATTTAGCTGATAAAGCAGCAATTGCTGCTGAAAGCTTAGATACATTTAAGAAGAGATTAGAAGATCAAAAAACCGCTGTGAATGATGTAAATGCTGCAATGACTACTTTATACACAAATGCCAGAACTGCGGGTAAGTCTCTAGCCGATTATGCTAAAACACCAAATGGCCAAATTGACTCATCTAAATTAATTGCTACATCTTCTACAGCTGCTGGAGAAAAAACTCCAACTAATTTAACTCAAAGTCAAATAGCAGATAAAGCATTAAAGATTATGGCAGATACTCCAAGCGCAATTGAAGCTGCCCTTTTAGCAAAAGGAATAACTGTTAATGGCAATATTACCATTAGTGGTAAAACGGTAGACATGGCAGGCACTGGTCCGTCCTCATTATCTAAAGCGGATCAGTCGAAAGTGTCTGGAAAAAGAACTAGAGATAAATATTATAATGCTGCTGGTAAAGAAGTTGATCAAAAGGCCTATAACTCTATGCCAGTTGCTGGCCCAAGTGGTGCAGCAGAAACTTATGTAATCCCAGATTCTAAATTAACAGGAAAGACTTGGTCAGATAGATCTGCAGCCTCAAGAGCATTTGCTCAGTTACATAAAACTCAATGGGTTCAAGGTGACTATACATATATGATGAATGGTTTAGTTTATGAAGGCAAAAAGGCAATTGGAGCTTGGTACGCTTCAACCCCAGATGGAACATCTATCAAGTCTTATAAAGATGGAGGACTTCTATCTGGTCCTGGAACTGGAACATCTGACTCAATATATATGCCAAGTCTTCCAAGGGGCAAATATGCTAGCGGTGCATATGTTTCTAACGGAGAGTTTATTGTAAATGCCAATGCTGTTAGACAGCCAGGAGTTCTTCCATTGCTTGAAAAAATTAATAATATGCAATACTCTGTTCCGTCACAATCAAAATTTAGTGGAACATCAGCAATGTCTAGACAGGATAGTCCTTCATATGTTACACTTAATCAATACATAACTGCAACAGATGGAATGGACACAGTATCTCTTGCAAATATGATTATTAAAAAAGCCGAGGTCGTTCTTGGAAACAAGGCTAAGGTTAATATAAAAATGGTCGGGGAGAGTAAGTCTATATAATGGCAGCTTTAATTTTACCAGTCGGATCAGCCTTATTTGTTAAGGATGCTACTGGAACATTTCAAAAATTAACCGAACACAATAGATCTCCTATTCAGGTTGATGTAGAAAGAATTGATCAGTCCGTAAGAATGGCAAATGGAACTTTAAGAAAATTATTCATTGCAGATAAAAAATCATTATCTGTTTCGTGGAGCATGGTCCCATCATATTCAACCATGACCGTTGATGGTGGATGGGGAGCCGAAGACATAAAGTCATTCTACACAAGCGCACTTGGACAAACAACATTTACTGCAAAAATTGCATATAATTTATCAAGAACAGAAGAATTTTTTGCATCATTTGAGTCTTGCTCATTTTCATTAATAAAAAGAAATGTAAAAGAGAAAACAAGCGATGCGGCACAGGCTTTTTGGGACGTTAGTATTTCACTGGTAGAAGTATAATGCAATCTGTAAGCCAAACGGTACTCGATAAAATAAATCAATCATCATCGTACTCAATGTCTGGAGGTTGCTGGCTAGAGTACAATATGAACGATTTAATTAGTGGGGTATCTATATCTTCTCCAGTTGCTTCACAAGTAAAAATAGACCCATCTACTAACAAGTATTATGAACCATTCAAAAAGCTTTTCCCTCTTACAAGCATTATTGATCCAAGAAGGCCTAGCGTTTCAGGCATTCAGTATTTTATTTTAAACCCAAATGTTATTACGAGTATCCCAAAGTATAATGTTGCTGGAGACTTAAAAACAAGAACATACTTTTCTAGTACAAAAAACCAATATAAGTTTTGGCTATCTCCTCAAGCGGCAAACTACTCTCTTTCAAATTGTAATTTTACAGTAGAGTACCCAGTTGCAAAAACTGCAGTATCTAATTTAATAGTTATAAAGTTTGAAACGGCATACTCCAAGCCAGCAAACTGGTCTATAAAAATTCAGGATCATTCTGGAGCGGAGTCTACAATATCTACAAATGGGGTAGTTCCAGATGATGGCGTGTTCAATTTATACTATAACGGATCATCATGGTCTACTACAAAATTTGCTTCTCCTTCAACTCCATTTAATATAAAAAAGATAATTGTATCCGTAGAAACAATAAGCGTAGCAAATTCATTTTTAGGTGTTATCGAGGTAGGGGCTAGATATATAAAGGATATATCTGACAAACTAATTAATTTTAAAACATCAAAAACATCATCAAGCGACTCCTATGGAATTGTACCCGTTGGGCAGGTTACCTCTAATTCATTAAGCCTGTCCCTGGAAGGGTTTGATAGGTCAGGAATAGAGTATGACAAAACATATTCTTTTAATAAAAATAAAATTAATCTATATAAAAATGTAAAAGTAATCCCATATAACGTTATTGAATCAGAAAAAGTACCGCAAGGAACATTCTACATAGATTCTTTTAGCATTAATGAATTTGGTGCTATGGAGATACAGGGCCTAGACGGAGGAAAATTCTTACAAGAGATCTTGGCACCAGACATTGTAATACAGTCAGCTCCCTCACAAGCAATCATTAGAAGACTGTTAGACTCAATAGGATTCACAAATTATAATTTTAATACATATGCTAAAAATAATACTTTAGTAGCAGACTCGGCAACAATAGTTCCACTCTATTGGTACACAGATGGGTCAAAGACAGTCTGGCAGCATATTCAAGAGCTATGCAAAGATACACAGATGATTGCAACTTTTGACAATAATGATGTTCTTCAGTTTTATCCAAGAGATTATGTTTTTGATAAAACTAGATCTTCTGTTTTTAAATTCAGAAATTCAAAAAAATTAACAGATTTGCCTAATATTATTTCATTGAATAAAGAAGTTGTGCCGTCAACTAAATCAGTGAAAGTAATATATACCCCGATAATAAGTACAAACTATAAAGGCTCTTCAGACTTTTTATATGTGTCTCCACCGTCAGTGCTTGGTGCAGCAGCCCTACAATCTACGCTAAATGCAAGTCAGCCAGCAGAAACAGATTGCCCACTTGGTACCGTATCTTTATCACCAATAACCGTTTATTCAAGTTTAGCCGACAACGAATTCTATAACAAGTCTGGATATTTTTTAGTTAATAATGAAGTTGTTGAGTATGATGCAATAGAGTTTCAATATGAGCCGCTCAGTGCTCCTAATACTACTACAAAAAGATGGATAACTTCTGATGCAGATATTGCAAAGTATTTGGGTGAAAGTAAAATTGGATCTTTTAAATCTACATTAAGATATAGAATTAAAGAAAGAAATTCTTTTAACGCCACGGGTAATGGAGTTGGAGTTGGAACACAGCACCAGGTTGATCTAGCGTCTTTAAAAAATGAATGGTCTGGAGCAATAGTTAATTTTGCATCAAAAACAAATACAGCAGATAACTCTATATTTTCATTGCAGTCCACAGATAGTGCTGGAAAATCTATTTCTTCTTCTCTATTAACCATGACAGCCCCCTCATCTGGCTCAAGCTATTTTGCTACAATTAACTCAGATCCCTTCTCTACTGAAAAATATTTTTCCGTAGGATCAGCTATGTTCTTTAAATTAAAAACAACTACTCAAGGCAGAACGACTGGTGACCAAATGTCTACTGCAGCAATTGGAGTTGGCCTATCTGCAAATAATCTCAACGGGTATATTTTAAAAATTGCAACATCTCAAAACGTTGCTAACAAAGGTTTAGGGGCAAGAGATGTTCAATTGTTTAAATTAATAAATGGAGTTGAAACTGCAGTTTCCGATACACAAAAAACTGAAGACAACTCAATTACTGGAGTGTCGGGTGGAGAGTTATACAGGATAGACATTAAGGTTTCTCAAGCAAATCCATTAAGTAGAGTATTTAAAATTAAATTTAACAATACTATAATTACAGCTACAGATAACGAGCCAATATCTATTACTAATAAAATTGGTTTGATTTCCATATCTGGTGAAGTGGCGTTTGACTATGTATACTCTTGTGTTTTAAATAAAGATGATTTTTTCAATTCAAGCTCCACAGATAACTATGGATCTTACTTGCAGTCTACAGGAGCAATTAAAAATGTATTTGGAGACTTCCTGTCAAACGGATGGTCATCTAGTTTAGCAAAATCTCCGTGGATAAAAGAATTTGGACCAGTAGCAAGAGAAATTAAAAAGATATCTACAAAGTATGCTACACGACCTGGTTTTGTAAAATATCCACAAATTATTTTAAACCCAAACGCATCTATACTTGGCTACGACGCCAACTCATTTGGCATAGAGGCTTATATATTAAATAATACTGGAACATTTATAGATTTTGCCGATGGCGGAGAAAAAAGTTTTGTTGTCGTTGGAGAAAGCATTTCCCCTCTTGATCCATTTGAGTACATAGATCCATCCATGTCAGCCACCAGCACGGAAGAGCAGGTCTCATTTGACTCAGTCTGGATACAAAAAGAATCAGAGGCTAAAAATCTTTCAGACTGGATGAAAACTCAATGGTCTAAGCAGCAAACAGTTTTAACAATAGACGTGTTCCCAAACCCATTAATTGATATTGGAGACGTAGTAGAAATTTCTTATCCAGAAAATCTAGTATACTCAAGCGAAGACACTGGACAAACAGCAGGTAAATATATTGTTTTAGATACCAATAATGAGTATGGAGAAATGAGCTCAACAACTCTTGTATGTAGGTCGATTTATGTTTAAAGAAATGGTAGAATCTTTATATGAGTAAAAAGAATCCAAAAGTCGGTAAATCCCAGGTAGCTGGTGGAGTAAAGCCACAACTACCAATAGACTCTCCACTACTTGATACAATAAAAAAAGATCAATATGATCTTGTAAATATATATACAAACAAGGTTGAAAAGACATTCGTCCCTAGTACCCCAGGATCTGAAGATGATGACATAGAAGAGGACACAGACTTATTTAATCTTTCTGATGACTCAGACTCCTCGCTTCTTGCTCCAAACCTAGAAGACATAACTTTAATAGGAAAAAATGGAACACGATATTCGTCTGGACAAGTGATTACTGATCCAGACATATACTATGATAAAAATAATAATAGATTTTTAAGAGTTACTTTTGAAGTAAAAAATAGCGTTGGAGATATTGTCAAGGGAGTGTTTTTAGCATGATAACAAAATTTGGTAAAAGATTTATAACATCTTATCTGGCTAATGGATTAAATTTTAGTAAAAAGGACATAGCAATAGGAATAGGGTCTACTGCTGCCTCTGTTAACGATACAGATTTAGAGTTTGAATTTTACAGGTCTGGAGTATTCCTAGGAAGCTCAGATATTCAAACCAATACGGGCACTGGAGTTACTACATATTCTGTTGTTTATAAAACAACACTGCCTACTGATGTCGAGGGTGTAATATATGAAATGGGTCTGTTCCCATCAGTAGATATAAAGAATACAGATTATTCTTCTAACTATATCTCTTCATTTGAAAATATTTTTCCTTGGTACGATTCAAGCGGCAATCAGCCAATCACGGTAACAAGCCCATCCCCATTAATAGGTTCAACGTTATTTTCTTTGTCAGCAACATCTGGAAACTCTAAGTCATATAAACTAGATACTCTATTTGATATTTCTGGATATGGAGTAAATGATTCAATTAGTATTGCTTTTAATCAAAGGGATTTAAATCTAAATTATATATTTGTTAAAATGTATAGCTCTCCTACCGCATACAAAGAAATTAGATTTCCAGCACAGTCTTCAATCGGTAATAAAATATTAAAAACATCAATGTCTAACCTGTTTAACTCTACATATTCGTCTACAGATGCCGTAGATTTCTCGGCAATCACTACAATTGAAGTGGGAATTAAGGCGGCCAGCGGCACAGCAAACGTGCTATTAGACGGACTGAGGGTTAATGATGACGACTCCTATAATACTCAGTATGGATTAATCAGCAGATCTGTTTTGGCAACTCCTATAATTAAAAAATTAGGGGTAGAGATGGACATAGAATATAAAATAAATATTGGATATTTATGACAAATTATAGTTTAGACAAATTTGGTAATAGGTACGCATCTCCAGCAGACTTAAGCTCAACAAATGCAGGCGCCGCTAATGCTGCAGGAAAAACCGATCCAAATGCATTTAAGGTAGAAAGATCTGGGTTAGCCGTAATTGCAAATGGTAAATATCAATTTGCATTTTCTTACTATTATCAAGACCCAAATAATCCATCTCAACTAATATCTGGCCCAAGATCTGCAAATTTTGTAGTTAATTTACAAGCACCAGATTACACCTTGCCAGTTTCAAATTTAACCGTTACGCCAGGACTTTTATTATACGGTGTAAAGTGGGATTCAATTGATAAAAGTTTATCTACTAATAAATGGTTTATAGATGCTCAAATTTATGAAAGCCTTACAGGATCATTTACAGGAGAAGAGTATTTAGTTTGGAGTGGAACTGGAAATTCCGCTACTATTTTAGTTTCAAATACAAATAATAGGTGGATTCGTGTAGACACAAGAGATCAAGATTATCATAAAAAAAGTGTTGTGTCTGGTCCGTTTAGAGCATCAGATCCAATTACCGTAGACACAGTTGGTCCATCAAATGTTACATCAGTTAGCGTTAGCAGTGGGATAGACACATCTGGATATTTAGGATTCAATGCTTATGCCGACATATCTTGGCCAGCAGTAACAGGCGGAGGCATAAGAGGATATAGAATTAGATTTAGTAACGACAACGGAGTAACCTACTCTTATGTTAATTCCCCAGGCACTGGCACAACCTACAGGCTTGGTGGACTAGCAATAGGATCAACATATAAGATAGCAGTTGCAACTTATGACGAGTACAACAATACATCATCTTCATACATTTCTGGCACAGATGTTACGGTTACGGGCACACCATCTGTATCAAGCTACATATCGGGTGGACCATTTCAATTTGGAGTAGGGGTAGGATCAGTTGCCACAAACAAGGGATTGTATTTTGATGCCAGCAACTACTGGTATGTTAATGCCACAAACAGCGCTAGGCTTAAGGTTGGCGGGGCAACAAATAATTATCTTTTATGGGATGGATCTACATTTGAAGTAGATGGAAATGTTACGGCAAGAGGTGGAACGTTTAGTGGAAATTTACTTATGTCTACTACTGGAGCATCAATATATAATGGCACCATAGATGCCAACAGTAACCTTTCTGGTAATGGATTTGTTTTAAACTCAACAGGATTAAAAGTAGCAAATGGAACAAAATCAGTAACCATTAGCGCATCAACTGGTACTATTACTGCAAACGGAGGATCGATAGGCGGCTGGAATATTGCCGACACCACAATAAATAAAAACAATATTACTTTAGACAGCACGGGATCAATACAGGTAGGTGCTACAGCAACAAACAGCGTTTACTTAAAGTCTTCTGGAGACTACGTGATGTGGGCTGGAAACAATACTCCAGATGCAAATGCAAAATTTAGAGTTGCTTCAGATGGAACGCTATATGCTAGCAACGCAGTAATTGGTGGATATGCTACTTCTTCACAATTAACTACCGTTAATGGAACAGCTACTACTGCAAGCACTACAGCACAGACCGCTGCAACAGATGCCAATACCGCAAAAGTTGCTGCGCTTGCTGCAAAAGCAACGGCTGATGCAGCACTTCCATCTACAAGCTTTAATAGAGATGCAATTGTTAATAGTATTAATAACTCTACCACTACAACAACAATAAATGGTGGAAAAATAACAACAGGAACTATTTCTGCTGCCGCAGTTGTTGCAGATTTTATTTCTGCATTCTCAATAAATGCAACTAAGATTACCACAGGAAGTATTACTGGAATAAGTGGAAGCTTCACGTCTGGCCGTGTAGGAGGATTTGATCTGGGTAATGGAGACCTTACTGGCAGATTACCAGATCTTCCTAGAATTTTGCTAGGAAGCAAAGTATTAATTGGATGGAACGGTGGATCAGATTATACAATATCAGCAGGAAACCCATACTCAGATTCTGGCCAATCATTCTTTATAAATACCCAATCAAACGTATTCAGATTTGCAGCAGACTCTGCATCAAGGTCTTACGCTGCAGAAATTAGAAATGACGTAAGAGCAAGAGACTTTAGATATATAAGATCTCTCGTAAATGACAGCTCATCAAGAAGGTTTAAGGAAAATATTACCTATGCTCCTAAATCTTATTATGATAAAATTCTTAATATAAACCCAGCATTTTATACATACATAAACAACCATCCAGAAACTGACTCAACTTTATGGGGAACCCATTCTTTTGGACCGATTGCAGAAGATTTAGAGGACGCTGGCCTTGGACTTTTTGTTCAAAGGAATTTAAACGGCCAGCCAACAGCGCTTCAAAATGAGCATAAGCTAGCTTTCCTATTAATACCAATAATTAGAGAGTTAAAAGAAAAAATCCAAATTATGGATCAAAAGATATTAGAATTGGAGAGCAACAATGTTTAAGTTTTTTTGTGCTGTATGTATAGATGACAAAGAGCTTTATGCAGAATCATTAGATAAATCTAACGCCTATGCAATTTGCCCAGATTGCGGAACATTATTAAAAGAAGGATTTTCTAGGCATGAAGGAATCACAGAAGAAGAGATGACAACAGAGTCATATCTTTCTAAGAATGGACTAGACACAAATAACCCATAATGGTATACTGTAAATCTATCAAGGAGATATAATGGAAAATAAAGCAGATTTGGTAATAGCAGCGCTCCAACAGCGTGTTGGTGAAATTGTCTCACAATATGAGACGCATATAGCTATACTCCGTGCAGAAATAACTCAAATGCAAGGTATGATTAACTTAGCAAATGCAACAGAAGAAAACGAAAGCAATACGGATTCTAAGGAGTAAAAATGGCTGAACAATTAAAACCGATGTCGATTAACCCTGGAGATCCAGTTACCTCAGAGTTGATGGCCAGTATTGTTGCTAACATTAACATTATAAATAGTTTGGCAAATAGCGTGGTAGAAGTAACTGCAACCTCAACTGGTTCTGGAACGGTATCTACCTCTACTCAAATAATTGAGTCTGGAAGATTAAAGGTGCCATGCACTACATCAGGAACAGGCACAATATCTGTTACATTTAAAAAAACATTTTCTGCAACCCCTAACATAATTTGTTCTTTATGGCAAGCAAGCTCAGCAAACTTTTTAAAACAAAAATATCAACCAGTTGTTACTTCTCCAAGCGCCACTGGATTTACTATATCAATGTTGCCAGTAGGAGCTACCGCAAGTGGCAGCGTTTATGTAGAGTGGATAGCGGCCAGTTCATAAAATAGTATTGACAAAATAAAAGCATATGCTACAATTTCAAGTAGTTAATAAGCCATAAATCTTTATGTCTTAAATAAAAAAAGGGTAATAAATGTCTAACGATTTAAAATGGATGCTTTCATCTGATCAGCAGTTTCCATATCAAGACGATAAAATGATTGAGCTTTGGTTTAAGGTTATGAAGTGGTTTAAACCCGATGTCGTAGATTACCTTGGTGATACAGACGATCAGGCTTGCTATAGTAGATTCACAGACGGCAAGCCAACAGAATTTTTAAAGGCATATAAGAATGATGATGTGCTTAATGATTTAGAATTAATGCTAAAAGATATGAAAATTGAAGCAAGCGGTGCTCGTGAGTTTTACGAAAGAACAAGAAAGATGCTTCCAGATGCACAATTGTTTTCAGCACTAGGAAACCATGATATTCGAATCTTTGATTACTTAGACAAAAAAATTCCTGAGTATGCAAAGCATGTCACTCCAGAAGCTTTATGGAGTTTAGACTCATTGGGGTACGACTACATTTATTATAACGAATTGCCTAAGCGCCGTTTTGGAGATATTCACGTCCACCACGGAATGTCAATTGCAGCCACAGGATCTGCTAGAAAAGATATGGAAGATATGCAGGTTTCTTTAATTAGAGGACATTCACATAGAATTGCTTCACACATGGTGACATATGAACTTAGAAATAAGGGCAAGGGAGAAACTTTGCGTGGATATGAAATTGGACATATGTGTGATGAAAAGGGTCCAGGTATGAAATACACCCAGCACCATGACTGGCAAAAGGGATTTGCTATTGCTCACATTGAAGGTGGAAAATATCCACACGTTAACATGATTCACGTATCACCAGATTATACGTGTGTTGTTGATGGAAAGTTGTTTAGCTTATAATGTGGTGTCAAAAATGCAAAGGTAGAGTTTTTGTAGATAGAGTTTTTTCTCAAAAATTGCATGTTGAATTGTTTTGCATGCAGTGTGGAAAAAGATGGATGATTAATAAAGAATCGAGTGCATTCGGAAAATGGCTAGAAAAAACAGACAGGCAACACTCAAAAAACTACAGTATTTCTTCTTAAACGAAAAAATACATAAAGCAATCAGTGTTTCTAGATCTAAAGACAGCGTTATTTCGTGGTGCTACCCTGACAAAAAACGAGTTCTATATTCATATGTTGATGTAAAAAAGAATATGAATAAGGCCTATACAATTAAACAAGTAGGATCTATATTGAATAAACATAGGGTTACAATACAGGAGTATATTTTAAAAGAAAAAATATTGTCTCCTCAAAAGATATATCCTATAGGAAATGCCGAGACAAGCAAGTGGTATCAGTATATGTTTAGCGAAAAGGACATTTTGTCATTACACGAATATATACTAGATTCAGGACACTCTAAAAATGTTCCTTCAAGATCAGAGCTGATAGCCCTTCTCAAAACTGACTTTATATTGTATACTAAGACTGATTCAGGGTTTGTTCCAGTATGGAAGGCGGAGTGATGACTACAGACAAAAGAGTTATGGTCTGTCCTATTTGTAATGTAACCGTAGAAGTTAGATGGGCAATTTTTGCAAGCGACACGTTATCTAGACACATTAAGGCGGAGCATAAATGACAACAAGAATTAAAGTAGATTTATCGTTTACAAGAAATTTAGGAAATTATGAAAGCATTAAAGTTGGCATTGGCGTTGAAGATGACGTCCGCCCTGGAGAAAACGTAGAGTCTGCAACAGACCGTGTCTATAAATTTGTTGAAGAAAAACTAATTAGCAAAACAACAGAAATAGAAAAAGAGCTTGCCAGTGGCAAATAATAAAGACCCATATATTCTTATGACAATTTATCAAAACCTGTATAAAGATCGGTATGGCAAAATGCCTTCTTTGAATAAGTTTAGAGAAAAATGGGCAATGCAAGATGTTATAGAAAGCATAGGATTTGAAAGGGCTAAAGAGCTCTTAGATTATTATTTTAAAACCAATAAAACTGGGCATCCGCTAAACTTCTTTTATAATAATTTTGATAGAATAGATGTTTTAAATAAAGAGATTAAAAAAGATAAGTTAAACCGTAGCATTCTATTGAATGAGACTAAGAAGATGGTGGAGGGTCAAGAATGAATACAGAAGCAACGCTAATATCGGCAGTCTGCAAGAATAAAGACATAAGCACATTGTTGGCCGATAATGTTGATGAACTGTTTACATCTCATAGAGACATATGGGAAAGCCTAAAGTCATATTATTATAAATTTAAAGCCGTGCCTGAAATTGGCATCCTTATAGAAAGACACAAAGACTTTGAAGCAGTAGAAGCAAAAGCAGAAACTGGCTACTACCTAGACCAACTAAAAAATGAATTTATTTCAAGTAAGCTAAAGAATATAATTTTACGTGGAGGGTCTTCTCTTAAAGAAAATGCAGCCTCAAGAGTTCTTGCACAAATGCAAAGCGACTTAGCAGGATTAAGCCGATACACCAACAACGTAAGAGATTTAGATATTGTTGATGTTGAAAATGCTGCAAGGCACTATCAAAGCGTAAAAGAAAGATCATCCATTATGGGTGGTGCACCAGGAATCTTAACTGGGTTTGATGCAATAGATAAAGCTTATCCGACTGGCATGGCTCCTGGGCATTTAATTGTTGCTATAGGTTGGCCAGGTAAAGGTAAGACTTGGTTCACAGCATACTTGGCATGTAAAGCCTGGGAACAGGGATTCAAGCCAATGATTGTTTCTCTTGAAATGTCTCCAGAAAATATGCGTGACCGTATTTTTACAATGCTTGGCTCTGGTATATTCAAAGCAAGCGATTTATCAAAGGGAGATATTAATATTGATGACTTTAGAAACTGGGGAAATAAAAAGTTTGAAGGAAAAAATAGTTTTGTTTTAGTTTCAAACGAGGGTTCATCTGAAGTCACACCAGCAACAATTCAAGGTAAAATAGATCAACATAAGCCCGACCTTGTCATTGTAGATTATCATCAATTGTTTAATGATAACAAAAGATCAAACTCTGAAGTAGAAAGAAATAGAAATGTTTCTAGAGAATTTAAAATGCTTGCCGTATCAAACAATATTCCAATAATTGATATCACTGCAGCAACTGCAGATGATATTTCAGATCAGGACAATCCGCCAATGATGAGCCAGGTGGCTTGGTCAAAAGCTATTGAGTATGATGCAGATATGGCTCTTGCCGTACACAGGTATCCTCAAACAAACATGATTGAAATTGTTTCAAGAAAAAACAGACATGGTCATGATTTCAATTTTTATTTAGACTGGGATATCAACCGTGGTATCGTCAAGGAAATATATGAGAATCCATTCCAAAATGAATCACAAACAGATAAAAAGATTTCAAATCCAAGTTAATTTTAAGGATGACTCGGATATGATAAGGGTAAGGGCTCAATACGAAAACTTACTTATGCAAGACATGAGAAGCAAAGGCTATGCAAGGGTTCTTGACATAGACACTAACTTTTCGGTAGAATTCTCAGGAGAAACATGGGTGTTCCTAATGACACTCTATGGCGTATACATAGGAAAGAAGAAGGCATGGCTATCAGAGGGCATAACGCAAGGGAAACTAATTCCACGCAATATGCACCAAACCACATCAAGTCAATTGTAAAAAGCCTTGGCTTAGATGTAACAGCAGAACCTGGAAATGAGGTTATGTTCTATTGCCCATTTCATTCAAATAGACATACCGCATCTTGCTGTATTAATAAAAGCTCTGGTGCATGGTTATGCTTTAACCCTTCCTGCGGAGAATCTGGAACGTTAATTGAATTAGTAAAACGTGTATTGCACAAAAATGATTTTGAGGCTATGAGATTTATATCTTCTCAAGAAAAAGAAGTCTTAAATAATTTTGATGAAATAATGGCAGAGATGTTTGAGTCTAAGCCAGATTTTGAAGAGTTTTCAGAAGATACTTTAAAAAAGCTATATACCGATCTAATAACAACTGAGCCTGGAAAACAATACTTTTTTTCTAGGGGAATAAATCAGCAGTCAATAATTGATTTTGGCCTAGGGTATTCTAGCAACATGAACATGGTAACAGTTCCAGTTCATAGCCCAGATGGAATCCCTATAGGAATAGTTGGCAGATCTATTGAGGGTAAATCTTTTAAAAATAGTACTAGTCTGCCAAAAAGCAAAACTTTGTTTAATGTACATCGTGCTAAAAAAATTGGTAGCCATGTAATAATTGTGGAGTCTAGTTTTGATGCAATCCGTGTGCATCAAGCTGGATTCCCTAATGTTGTTGCCACCCTTGGTGGGTTTTTATCAAAGGAGCAACATGCAATACTAAATAGGTATTTTAATAAGATAACCGTAATGACAGACGTAGATTTGGCTGGCAGGGAGCTAGGCCTGAGCATAGCCAATAGATTAAAAAATAAAGACCTCTTGTGGGCTTCTTACTCTTATGGTAAGATATACCCACATGATGCAAAAGATGCAGGCGATATGACCGATGAGGAAATAAAGGCTTGTGTTGTAAATGCAGTATCTGATATAGAATACAGATCCTGGAACTCGTAAATAAAAAAAATAAAGATGGATATATACCATCAACTACAAAAGGAGAATATATGAGTATAGTAAAAGGACTAAAAGAACTTAACAAGGCACTAGATAAACCTACTTATAGTGGGGATGAAAATAAAGGTAGATGGCTAAAGGTTGAAGATGGAGAAAGCATAAAGATTAGATTTCTTCAAGAATTAGATGCTGATTCGCCACACTACAATGATAAGCTAGGTTGTGGTTTTATTGCTTTAGAACACACTAACCCAAAAGATTATCGCCGCAAAGCTCTTGACACAATGGATTCAGACGGACGTGATTGGGCTAACGAACAACACAGGAAAGATCCAAAAGCTGGATGGAAAGCAAGAACCCGTCTTTACATAAACGTACTGGTAGATGATGGCAAAACAGATCCGTATGTTGCTATTCTTTCACAAGGTACAAGTGGAAAAACTATTACTCCTACACTTATAGAGTATGCTGGAGAAATGGGTAGTATTACAAATCTCATGTGGAGAATTAAGCGCAATGGATCTAAAACAGATACAAGCTACACAATTATTCCATTGGCAAAAGATGAAACTGCATTTGATTCATCTAGTTTAGTTTTGTTTGATTTAGAAAAAACTGCTGTTCGACATGTTCCATATGCAGAACAAGAAGCTTTCTATATGGGTGAAGGCACAGGACCAGAAGAGTCCGCTTCATCAAGCAGCGTAGACTGGTAAATATTAAGCGTAGGGCCAGTCTATTGACTGGCCCTATTTTATTTAGTAGAATGTAGTCATGACCTCATATGAAATACCAGACCCATTTGCTACATTTGTAGCACACAAGTATGCCAATTTCAAAGGTATGGTCTATGACTACTTTGCTAAAGAGTGGCATTTAAGGTCAGCATGCTGTGGGGAAGAGTTTTATGCTCCGAATAAAAAGACAATGACTAAGATTAGACTTTATCATACTCGCAATGAATGTATGGGTGGATACTAAATGATATTAAGCAATAATGCAGTAAAGAAAGTGGCAGAGCTGATAAAAGACTCTCAGATAGCTACACCTGGACGACCTCAATTCCTACGTGTATCTGTTCAACCTGGAGGATGCTCTGGACTTAAATATCAAACCTACTTTGACTATGAAGAAAAAGAGGGCGATGTAATCTATCCCTTTGAAGGCTTTGATCTTAGATTAGATAGAATGTCGGATCCTTATTTACAGGGCTCGAACCTAGACTTTGTAGATACAATAGAGAAGCAGGGCTTTACAATAGATAATCCTAATGCACAAGGCTCATGCGCTTGTGGAGATAGTTTTCATTAACATGGCGCACAACTGCACCTTTGAGCTGGACCTTGACGGTCAAGTAACTTGCACTGTATGCGGTTCAATGGATGACGATAAGCAAACCATTTCACCAGAACACTTTGAGAATCAGGTAGACTTTGAATAAAGACTTTACGCACTTACATGTACATTCTTATTACTCATTAATGGATGGGTTAAACTCACCGATTGAACTTGTTAATGCCGCTAAGGATGCTGGACAAACTTCTTTAGCAATAACAGATCACGGAACACTTTCATCCCATAGAGACTTTCAAATAGCATGCAGGGATAGTGGAATAAAGCCTATTCTTGGAGTTGAGGCCTATATATCACCAACAGATAGATTTGACCGTTCATCTAAAACTGATAAATCAATTCAGGCATATAATCATATAATTCTTCTTGCAAAAAACCAAAAAGGTTTAGAGAATATAAATATTCTTCAAGAGCTAGCTTGGAATGAAGGTTTTTATCATAAGCCAAGAATTGATAGAGAGATATTGTTTCTATACAAAGAAGGAGTAATTGTCCTGTCTGGCTGCATGAACGGAATTATGGCAAAGTGTATTGCAAAAGGAAATATGGATGAAGCAAAGCTTTTGTTACAAGAATTTAAAGATCAGTTCAAAGAAGATTTTTATGTAGAAATTCAGGCCCACAACGAAGCGGAAGTAAACAAAGGTTTAATAGAGTTGTCAGATGAATTAGGAATTAAGATGGTGGCAACCAGCGATTCCCATTACGCCAAAGAAGAAGATAGGGTATTAGAAGAAGCAATGCTGATTCTATCTACATCTCCCAAAATGGATAAAGAGGCAGACTTCGATTCGTCTAGAAAAATTAAAGACATAGGGGATAGACTAAACTACTTATATCCAGACAGAAAAATATCATTTCAGAAATATAATTTATTTATTCAGAGCAGACCTGAAATTGAATTTGATTTTAATGAGATTGGTATAACTAGAACAGATATATATGAAAATACTATAGAGATATCCAATAAAGTCTCAGAATACGATTTTAACAGGGGTTTAGACCTACTACCTATCCCAAAGACCAATGCCGACCAAAAACTGTCTGATATGGCCTTTGAAGGCCTAGAAAGGCTACGCCTGAGAGAGAACTGGCTGGGAAATGACGTATATGACCAAAGGCTTATAGAAGAGCTTGAGATTATTAAAGATAAAAATTTTGCTTCCTATTTCTTAGTTGTTGCAGATATGATTAATTGGGCTAAAGAAAATGGCATTATGGTTGGGCCTGGACGTGGCTCTGCTGCAGGATCTTTAGTTTGTTATGCATTAGGAATTACTGATGTAGATCCAATAGAATATGACCTATTGTTTTTCCGATTCATTAACCCAGAGCGTAATGACTTTCCAGATATTGATACGGACTTTGAAGATCGCCGAAGAAAAGAAGTTAAAGATTATTTAAAAAAGAAGTTTAAGCACGTAGCATCAATTTCTACATATACATACTTTAAAGATAAGGGTGTTATTAGAGATGCTGCACGTGTTTTCATGGTTCCACTTCAAGAAGTAAATCGTGCATTAAAATCAATTGATACATTTGAAGATTTTATAGACTCTCCCAATACTAAAGAATTTAGAGCCAGATATCCTGAAGTCATATGGCTATCAGAAAAGCTACGTGGAAGAATCAGATCTGTTGGAGTACATGCTGCTGGAGTAGTTGTTGCAAAAGATGATATTAGAAAGTTTGCACCAGTTGAATCTCGTGAAGATGCACAAGATAAAGTATCAGGAAGAATTCCTGTTGTTGCATACGACATGGATACGGTTGCAGATATAGGTCTTATCAAACTAGATGCACTAGGACTTAAGACCTTGTCTGTAATTTCTGATACCCTGAAGTCTATTAAGGATAGAAGCGGAAAAGAAATTCATCTGTCTAGTCTGGCAATGGATGACGCAAATGTTTATAAGATGCTTAGCGATGGATATACAAAAGGTGTTTTTCAGGCAGAAGCAACTCCTTACACAAATCTATTAATTAAAGTTGGTGTAGATAAATTTGAAGAACTTGCGGCCTCCAATGCTCTAGTTCGACCAGGAGCAATGAATACGGTAGGATCTTCTTACATTAAACGTAAACATGGAAATGAAGCGGTTAGCTACATTCACCCAATAATGAAGCCTTTCACCGAGAACACATATGGTGTTATCATATATCAAGAGCAGGTTATGCAGGCATGCGTACACCTTGGTGGTATGACTTGGTCAGAGGCTGATAAGGTCCGCAAGATTATTGGAAAGAAAAAAGATGCAAAAGAGTTTGACCAGTTCAAGGATAAGTTTATTGATGGGGCTTCAAAACACATTTCTAAAAAACAAGCAGAGACCCTTTGGCAAACTTTTGAAGCTCATGCGGGTTATTCTTTTAATCGTAGTCACGCTGTTGCATATTCTATGCTTAGTTATTACACTGCTTGGCTCAAAAATTATTATCCAATTGAATTTATGTTTTCGATTCTTAAAAATGAAAATGACAAGGACGCAAGAACCGAATATCTAATTGAAGCAAAAAGACTAGGGCTTAGAGTGTCTTTGCCACACATTAATGAATCAGATGTTAATTTCTCTTTACAAAAAGACAAAATTGTTTTTGGTCTTGCTGAAGTAAAATTCATATCTGATAGCATAGCGAATAAAATTATAGAAAAAAGACCATACGCCAGCTATTCTGATTTTTCACAAAAAGTTTCAGAAAAGGGTAGCGGGATTAATAGTCGAGCAGTTGCTGCCCTTAATGCTATTGGTGGCGCAGCTTTTGATGATAACGAAAGAAGTGGTAAAGAAAAAGAAAATTATTATGAGTACTTAGGAATACCAACGTTTAACCTTGAAGGGGTTCCACCCAGAATAAAGTCTCAAGCCAGACCAATTTCAGAATTTGATGATCTTGGTTCGTTTGTTATGTTTGGAATGGTTAAATCTATTAAAAGAGGATCTGGCTGGGCAAGAGTAGAACTTGTAGATGAAACGGGATCAGTTGGTCTTTTCCATAACGAGCAAACACAGATAGAGACTGGACAAATGTATTTTGTTTTAGTTGGAGATAATCGTATTGCAAGGTATGTAAAAATAAGTGATATTGATCCAAACAGCAAAGACATGTTCGTGGACTACCTTTATAGAAAAGAATATGATTTAAATAAAGATGAATATATTGTAGTTAACTTTACTCCGTATATTACTAAAGCTGGTAAAACAATGAGCCACATAGTTCTATCAAATAGAGAAAGAGAGCTTACCAGAGTAATTGTATTTCCAAGCATGTACAAGATATCGTTAGCAAAAATGCGTGAAGGAATGAAATGCACTGTGGTATTGTCTGAATTAGACGACGGCACAATCATGGTTAAGGAAATAAAGTAAATATCTTGGTGCACTCCAAGAAAAATAATAGAAATAGGAGCAACAGTATGGCAGAAGAAAGCGTTCAAGAAATTTTTGCAAATATGAATGTGACTAGGATTCTGGTATCTTTAGTAGAACATTTAGGAGAGGTATCGATCCCAGTAGCAAAATTTTTAAATTCGGTTAACGAGGACAAAGACCTACAGGTTGATTATAATTCTGATAATCAAACCTTTACCTTTAAGATAGGCAGCGGTGCACAATCTGATAATAAAGAAAATGCTAATGAGCAATAACGATGTAACCATGGTTACAGACTACGGCCTAGACGCACTTTCTGCTATATTGCATGACACTGCTATTTCAAAAGGATTTTGGAAGGGGCCAATCAGTCATGATAAAATTGGCAATAAACTTGCTTTGGTCCATTCGGAAGTTACTGAGGTTTTGGAAGCTATCCGAAAAAATAAAGGATCTCAAGAAATTGTAGAAGAGATGGCAGATGTTTTAATTAGAATGCTGGATGTTTATGCTGCAATGATGGACGGTGGATTAATTACCGATAGCCTAGATGAGCAGCTTGCAAAAAAAATGCAAATAAATTTAAATAGACCCCCTCTTCACAACAACCTGTTTTAAATGGTATAATGGGTATAACAAAGGAATATAATGACTATCGAACTAGATGATATACTAGCAAAATTAGATCCAAAAACAAGAGCAAGAGTTCAATCAGCACAAGACATTAAAGTTGAAAAACAAAAAACGCCAAGCATTGGTTTAAATATGGCGTTAAAGGGTGGTCTTGGTTTTGGAAGACAAGCCCTTGTATGGGGCAATAAGTCTGCTGGAAAATCTTCATTTTGTTTACAGATGATTGCCCTGGCGCAAAAAGAAGGAAAGACTTGTGCGTGGATTGATGCAGAAGCATCTTTTGATCAGACATGGGCAGAGACACTTGGAGTAAATTCATCTGAGCTCATTTATTCACCAGCAAAAACAGTTAATGATATGGTAGATGTAGCAACCAAATTAATGGACGCTGGAGTAGATATAATTGTTGTAGATTCAATATCTGCTTTACTTCCAGCTATTTATTTTGAAAAAGATGGAAATGAAATGAAAGATTTGCAAGACACTAAGCAAATCGGAGCAGAAGCAAAGGATATGACTCATGCAGTCAAAATGTTAAATTATGCAAACAAAAATACACTATTGGTACTCATCTCACAACAAAGAAATCAGTTTGGATCTATGCATGCCTCCCACATTCCGACAGGAGGAATGGCAGTCAAATTTTTCTCTTCCACCGTTATTAAGCTCTGGTCTTCCGAGGCTGAGGCTAATGCTATCAAAGCTGGCATTAAAGTTGGCGATAAAATCATTGAACAAAGAGTTGGCAGACCAGTCAATTGGATTATTGATTACAACAAACTCGGCCCCCCTAATCTATCAGGACAGTATGATTTCTATTATCAAGGAGAAAATATAGGAGTAGACCTAGTTGGAGAAACTCTTGATGTTGCAGAAATGGTAGGAGCGGTAGAAAAGGGTGGAGCATGGTATACGGTTAATGGCGAAAGACTTCAAGGTCGTGCTAAGGCGGTAACGTATCTAAGAGAAAATCCAAAAGTTGTTGATAAATTAATTGAGGACATTGATGCCAAATCTTAATGAATTTTTAAAAGGAAAAGAAGAGGAATCCGATTCTACATTCGAACCTCTTTCAGGAATAAAGCCGTGCTCCGAATGTGATCTAGATGTAGATGGTGGGTTGTGGGATCCTGAGAATTTAATAATGAAGTGGACTTGTTCTCAAGGACATGAGACTATTCATAGGATGGGCTAAATGGAATATAATAAAATAGAAAAAATTGTTGTAGCTCCACAAATTGTTATTTATAAAAATTTATTTAAAAATAGCAAAGAGTTAATTGAAAAATTAAAAAATAATAGTGTAGAGTCTTGCTTTATGGATTGGAAGGTTTGGTATGGACAAGGCGAAAGAAGGTTTTCGGAATTTGATAAAACCCGTGAATATAAAAATGACGAAAATAAATATTTAATAGAAATTTGTGATGCTTTTGAATTTATTAAAAGAGACTATTTTGAAAGTTTTGAAAATGAAAAAGGCATATGGCCATCTTTTATAAAAGATTGGTCAAAAGTAAAAGAACAAAAATCAAACTACGAAATTGATTATTTTAGGTATGATCTTGAAAGTGTAAATAAAATGAAACAAGACCTGTTAATGGATTATCACGTAGATGAATTTCCCATGATTAGCGATTTTAAAACCCGTAGACACGTTATCACTGTAAATTTTTATTTAAATGACGATTACGAAGGTGGAGAAATTTGTGCATATGACTCAGTATCAAATAAAAGCTATAAGTACAAGCCGTCCATAGGCGATGCGGTTGTTATGCCATCAACAGAACCATTTTATCATGCGGTAAAATCTTTTAAAGGATCGGATAGGTATTTTTTGAGAATTTTTGTAGATTATCAACGTGATCCAGACGAACACTGGGTTGCAAACTATTCTATTAAAAGTAATAATCCAACTGCTGAAATTGAAGTTATAGAAGGTGACTACATTAAAAATAGCTTACAAATAATAAAAATAGATTCAAATGAAATTAATATAAATGATAGGCTATGATGTCTGAAAGATCTGAAGTAAAGCGAGATGGCGCCAAAGCTCAGAAAAATTCTGGACGTGGAGATTATCAAAAGGGTGACGCACAATGGAGACAGTTTTTAGTAGACTATAAAGAGGCTAGCTCATCATTTACACTAAACAAGGATAACTGGGCAAAGATTTGTACAGATACTTTTAAGGTAAGCAGAAATATGCACCCAGCATTAAAAATTATTATAGGGGATGAGTCAAAGGTCAGGCTTGGAATTATAGAGTGGACCGTTCTTGAAGAATTAATTAATTTTTGGGAGAAAAAAAATGTATAATATTGTAGTAAGAACTGGAAATAAAAATAAAAAATCTTTTAAGATTAGACAACTCAAGCCTCAACGAGGCTGGATGAATCCTGAAACATACAGCTGTTACCCGATAGTTTCAGCTAATTCTTTTGGATATGGGCTATATTATGATGAGGATATAAGTTTTTGTTGGAGCGGAAAGCTTCACGAGCCAGCAAAAGAAATAACTAAAACTGGAATGGTTTGGGAGGGAAGGGGAGAAGGAACTGTAAGTTTAGTTACTAATCTCATATTTGAAACCGATATTGATGTTTCATTGCTGACCATGGAAGTTCCAAATAATTTATCGGATAAAAGAAAAGATTATGATGTTGTTACAACCCTGCTAACATCTTCTTTTTTTAGAGCACCATTTCCATTAGTTTTAAAACTATACGATACCAAGATCTACACCATACCAGCTGGAACAGATGTTGCCTGTGTATTACCAATAAATGTATCGGATATAAACAACTCTGTAATTAACATTAAAGATAAATCTTTTGCAGGAGATGATTATCACGCCCAGGTGAGTTATGTAAGCGAAATAAAAAAGTTAAATGCTGAAGGAATTAAACCAAAATTCTATAAAGCTGGTACAGATGCTTTTGGAAATAAAATTGGTCAGCACCAAGTTGACAAATTTAATCTACACGTAAGGGGCCAAGATGGGATCGAATAATAAAATACCTTTTAATCCTACTGTTATTAAAAATGGTAGAATTGTTAGGGTCAGAAAAGATGGAACAATAAAAGCCGACCTAGGTGCCTACGGTAAAAAAAAGAAAGCTCAGGGGTCACAAGCGTAAAATGATTGAGCATTTTGTTATTGATGTATTGTCTGAAGATGAATGCAAAGTCTATGCTCAAACCATTGACCGTTTAAGTTCTGAGTGGGCAAGAAGACCCGAATGGGCTACTCATTTTTACACGCTAGGCTTGGCAACTCATGCAGACATAAAGCCAGACAAGCCAGTTAATAGCGATCTGTTGGATAAAATTAAGTACAACAACAATCTTTTAAGAAAAAATTTTCCAGATCTATATAAAAAAATATTAGAAGCACTAAGTAATAAGCTTGGAGAATGTGAGTTAATTATAGACGAGGCCCCAATCCCAGGATTTTTTATCCATGGTGAAGCAAAGCCAAATAATATTAAAAAAGAAGAGAGGCTCCCGCTGTCTGGCGCCTGCCAAATTCATTCTGATGGGCAGACTTATTTTCTAGATTATATTTGGAGTAAGTATAAAAATATTAATCCAGAATCTATAAGTTATACGCTTGCCATTGAAATGCCAGAACACGGCGCAGCGCTCTTGCTTTGGGATCAGCCAGATCTTGGTTACTATATGGAAGGTGAAATTGCAGAAATATATAAAGGATATAACTATTATGAAAGGGAAACAAACTCTGAATATTTAGATTATAAAATGTTAAATAAAATACCAGGTGTACTGCAGCACATACCAGGAAAAATGATCGTTCATACTGGACAACAAATACATGCAGCAGCGGGATCAGTAAAACCATTTTCCACCGACAGAAGAATTACTTTACAAGGTTTTGGTGTACAATGCGATGGAATATGGAGGTTATTTTTTTAAATGACAAATGATAAAAATACTTTAGAGCTAATTAGTGATATTACGGAGTTCAACGACCTTCATGAATTTATGAAAGATGAACACCTAGATAAAGCGCTGGCTATTGTGGTAAAACTTTTAATGAATCCAGATGTTCCATCTGCAAAAGCCCCACATTTAATTATGGAGCTTCAAGCAATGTCTACTAAGTTTGCCGTGCTGGCTTCTGTGTATTCTACAATTGCTAAAGATAAAGCAGGAACAGTAAACAATAATAAAAAGAATATTTACTATTCAGTAAAGGAGTCCATAGACAAACTTGTAGATGCACTTAAGTATGTCGTTAGATATAACTCATAAATGGCTAGAGATATTGTAAAGAACCTTAAATTTAAAAAGCATACTGGAAAGTATTTTGACCCAGAGCTTTTTGCCAGCTTACTTGATGAGTCGTATCGAAATACAAAACGTGCAGACGGAGAAATGACAAAGAAATCATTTAGCCCCAGCCTTCTTGGATTTGGTCATGGCACTTGTCCAAGATATTGGTATATGGCTTTTTCGGGAGCAGTTTTTATTGACAACAATGATGCCGTAGCAGTTGCCAATATGGCACAAGGAACTCAAGCTCACGAAAGACTTCAAAAATTAATTGCCACTATGCCAGAGTGGAGGGCCGAAGAAGAAGAAATTATTAATGAGTATCCACCAGTTAGAGGATTTATTGATCTGGTCATGGAGTATGATGGTGAAACTGTCATTGGTGAAATAAAAACAGCTAAGCAAGAAGTGTGGGACGCCAGACAGGCCGAAATGAAGCCAACAGACAATCATCTACTTCAGCTATTAACATACATGAAATTAAAGAATGCTAAAGAAGGATTTTTTATGTATGAAAATAAAAATACACAAGAAATTATAGTTATACCAGTTTCAATGAATGATAAAAACAAGAAAATCATTGAAGATGCTTTTGAATGGATGAAATTGGTGTGGGATAATTTTAATAATAATGAAATGCCTACAAGGCCAGAAGGTGCAACAAAGTATAAATTGCCATGCACATATTGCCCAATTAAAAAAGATTGTTGGGATAAGTCATCCGACCCTGGGACGGTAGATATAGAATTAATGAAGGTTAGCCATATATGATATGCGCTAACAAAGAATGTAAAAAAGATTTTGAGGCACAAACTCATAATCAAAAATATTGTTGTGACAACTGTTGTAGGGTTGCAACAAATAAAAGAATCATGGAAAAGTATTATGAAAAAAAAGCAATAAGAGCTGGAGAAAAAAGAAAGTGCAAAAGTTGCCCAGAATATCTTAGTAGGTATAACGACAATAAGATATGCTCTTTATGCATTAAAAAAATGAAAAAGAAACACCACTCTAGACTAATGGGTATAATCGATGACATTGGCTAGCCTAGTAAAAACAAAAGCCTCTAGGGTTCTCGGAATAGATGCTTCGACAAGCTCTATAGCTTTTTGTTTAATGGAAAACAATGTCCCGTTAAAATGGGGGAAGATAGACCTAGTTGGGCAAGATATTTATGAAAAGATATATAATGCTAAAGTTAGAATGAGCTTAATGCTTGAAGACCTAAAAAGTGATTATATTGCGGTAGAGGGTGCCATACTTGTCAGATCACCCGATGCTGTGATAAAATTGTCTTATGTCTATGGAGTTGTTATTGCTGAGCTTATGTCTACTGGTGCTAAGGTTATTACTATTAGCCCATCCTCTTGGCAGGCGTACATTGGCAACAAAAATCCGACAAAGGATGAAAAATCTGCAATAAGATTGGCTAACCCAGGATATGCAGACTCCTGGTATAAAAATCAATTACGTAATATGAGGAAGCAAAGAACTGTAGATTATTTTAATAAAAAATATAACTTAAGCCTATCGGATTTTGACGTGGCAGACTCATTTGGAATTGCCTATTATTCTAATGAGGTTCTTACTAAAAGGTAGTATAATAAATATGAGGTGGAAAAGATGAAGCTTTATCAAGATAAGAATTGGCTGTATAGCAGATATGTGGTTCAAAAAAAGAATATTGTAGAAATTGGGATCGAATGCGGAGTATCCGCCATGACCATACAGAGATATATAGACAAATTTAAATTAAAGGTCAAGCGTTAATTGACTTTTTAGTTGACTAGAAGTATAATCATAAAATGAGTGAAATAGAGCCATTAGTGCATTTTGATAGAATGAATCAGGTCGTTTCAGAGCTTCTAAGAGGTAACAGCCCAACCCAAATATCTACTATTACTGGATTTACAAGAAAAGAAGTTTTAGAATATATTGATGAATGGAAAGCCGTAGTACACAACGATACCAGCGTTAGAGATAGGGCTAAAGAAGCATTGATGGGTGCAGACCAACACTATGCAATGCTTATCAAAGAAGCTTGGAAAACAGTAGAGGATGCGGATCAGGCGGGACAACTAAATGTTAAATCTGGAACCCTAAAGCTTATTGCAGATATAGAGTCAAAAAGAATTGCCATGTTGCAGTCCGTAGGTCTTCTTGAAAATAATCAAATTGCATCTCAAATTCTTGAAACAGAAAGAAAACAAGAACTGTTAGTTTCAATTTTAAAGGATATTGCAAAAGACTACCCAGATGTAAGACGAGAAATTATGAAAAAGCTTTCTCAAATAACTGGCATAGTAGAGCCAATTGAAATAATAGAATCCCAGAAGGTGTCCGATGTTTAATACTGAAGGATTTAATAAGCTTGGTGAAGATATATATGTATATAATAATTTTATGTCTGATGATGAATGTAATACGATGTGCAAAGTTGCAGAGAATATTGAAGATGAAAAGTGGATCGGCATTGCTGGGCAAGAAAGATCTCTTAAAAAAATAGAAGAACTTAATCCAATCCATGATAGAGTAAAATCTCTACTTGATAAAGAAGTATATTTAGGATCCGATAAAGGTATAGTAAGAATGAAAAAAGGTGCAATTGGCAAAAGGCACTCAGACAGTTTTGATTTTATGCCCGTAAGAGAGGCCAGCGCTAATTTAAAAGATGGACAAGATTTTAAATTAGCTGAAAACATTATAAGTGCCTTGATCTTATATTTTAATGATTTTGAAGGAGGAGATCTTTACTACGCAGCTCAAGGAATATCCTATAGGCCTAAAAAGGGGGATCTTGTAATCCATAGTTCAGAAAAGCATTGTATGCATCAAGTAAATGAAGTACAAAGTGAATTTAGATACTCTCACTCAAATCATTTTTTTAATTATATTAAAGTACCAAAGGAATTTGACTATGTCCCTTGATTTTTCAGATTTTATAGAAATCCTAGATGGTGATGAGTTTGAAGAAAAACCAGTAGATTTACAAACGTTTGTTACTAATGCACAATACCTGGGTTTGCCCCCACTATCAGAGTATCAGTATTTATTAATTGAAAAAAGCTCTCAGATATATAAAGAGTCAACTCTTATTAATATATACGGTGAGGAGCAAGGCAAAAAAATATTTAAGCAAACCTGTGTAGAAGTTGTAGCGCAGCTTGGTAAGGGATCTGGAAAAGACTATTGCTCTACTATTGCTGTTGCTTACATGGTATATTTGCTTCTTTGTTTAAGAGACCCAGCAGTATATTATGGAAAACCTCCCAGAGACGCTATTGATATTTTAAATATTGCCATTAACGCTCAGCAAGCTAACAATGTATTTTTTAAAGGATTCAAAATGAGAATTGAAAACTCTCCATGGTTTGCTGGCAAGTATACAGATAAGGCTTCTGAAATTAAATTTGATAAATCAATAACAGTACACTCTGGACACTCGGAAAGAGAGGCTTGGGAAGGCTACAATGTAATTGCTGTAATCCTAGATGAAATATCTGGTTTTGCTACGGAAAGCACATCTGGGCATGATCAAGCAAAAACCGCAGAGGCAATATATGATATGTATAGAGCATCAGTTGATTCTCGTTTTCCAGATTTTGGTAAAGTTATATTATTATCTTTCCCTAGATTTAAAAACGATCCAATTCAAAAGTTTTATGAGTCTGTAATTGCAAATAAAGAAGTAATATTAAGAACTCAATTATTAAAATTAAATCAGGACCTTCCAGATAACACGGAAGGAAATGAGTTTGAAGTATCTTGGGAAGAAGATCACATCTTGTCTTATGTGTACCCAAAAGTATTTGCACTAAAAAGACCCACCTGGGAAGTCAATCCTACTAAAAATATAACAGATTTTACAGTTGCATTTCATAAAAATTCAGCAGACGCCCTGGGCCGATTTGCTTGTATGCCAACAGAGGCAGTAGATGCATTTTTTAAATCAAGGGAAAAAATTGAAAAAGCATTTAATAAAATGAACCTGGCAGTAGACCAATTTGGAAGATTAGAAAATTGGTTTAAGCCAGAAGAAGAAAAAGAATATTTTTTACACGTAGACTTAGCGCAAAAGCATGACCATTGTGCAGTTGCTATGGCCCATGTAAATAAGTGGGTAGATATTAAGGTAACAGATACTTACTCACAACCAGCACCAATTGTAGAAATTGACGCAGTTAGATTTTGGACTCCAACCCCATCTAAGTCTGTAGATTTTACTGAAGTAAAAGACTACATCCTATCGCTAAGAACATTAGGTTTTAATATTAAAGTGTGTACATTCGATAGGTGGAACTCTCACGACATGATGCAACAGCTAAAGGCGTATGGTATTAATACAGAAATTTTGTCTGTTGGAAAAAAACACTATGATGACATGGCAATGGTAGTACTAGAAGAAAGAGTGTCTGGACCACATATTCCGCTTTTAATTGATGAATTACTTCAGCTTAAAATTAATAGAGATAAGGTGGACCACCCAAGAAAAGGTTCAAAGGATTTGTCAGATGCCGTGTGCGGGGCTATATATAATTCAATCAGTAGAACTAGAATAAAGCGTGATGAGGAAATTAAAATACATGACTATGAATCTATGAGTTATGATAATGATTTTGGAATAACAAAAGAAAAAGAATATGTTCAAAACATGATTCGAGCACCCAGGATACCCGAATCTTTATCTGCATCGCTAGAGAATATGGAAATAATATGAGTATGTACCAAGAAAATGCAAAAAGGTGTAAATGTTGTACCAAGCATGTCCCACTACCTTCAACATTAAAAGAGTATGATGGGTATACGCTATGCCCAACAAGCTATTACAATGTGCTTGAATATAAAAGAATTTGGGAATCGTACGGATCAAGGCCGATGGGATCTATAAGAAAACATTTTTCTGAATATGTGCAGCAGATAGTTGAATCTAATGTTAAAGCATTAAAAGGAGAAAACAATGAATAGTTTAAATAATTGGGAAAATCTTTTACTTCAAGATATTAATCTTGCAGGATACGAAAATTACAGCGAAGACATTATCCCTATTGAATATCATAAAAATGCTTTAGGATATAGAAGCCAAGAATTTGAAAATAAATCTGACATTTTATTTTTAGGTGATTCGTTTACTAGAGGAGATGGCCTTCCTGTAGAAAAAACGTACCCTCATATTTTGTCAGAAAAACTAGGACTAAGTTTTTCTTCTTTGGCAGTCGGTGGAGACTCAGTAGCCATACAAGTAGCTAAATGTTTTTTTTATTTTAAAAAATATGGTAACCCTAAACATATTGTAGCTTTATTCCCGATGCATAGGTTTTCTTATCCTTATTTAGAAGACGAAATGCAAAACCCTGAATCCAATTCTAAGCAGGCAAAACTGTATAACTCACCTGGTTCTATTAAAGATTTTGTCTTGACTGCAGATTTATATAAATATGAATTAGCAAGATATGCAAAAGCTCCGTATACGCCTCAAGAAGTTATATCAAATAAAATTGCTTTTTTTTATGATACGATCATGATAGATATGCTAGAGCAATACTGTGAGTCAAATAATATCAATTTTGTTTGGAGCGTATGGAATCATGGATACCAAGAGTCCCTTTTTAAACAAATTGAAGATAAATATCCTGGATACCATAAAAATTATTGCTGGATAAAAGCAAATGGGTGGTACAGAGTGCCCAAAAATTACCACACCCCCAGCTTCTGGCTTGATAATAATACAATAGAGAACGACATCTTGGTTGATGGTAACTATAACAGTTTAGATTGTCACCTTGATCTAAGTAATGAGTTGTTATTTAATGTTGCTGCAGATAGAAAAAAAAATAATGGTAGAGGGGCACATAATGGATTTCACTGGCACATACATGCAGCAGAAGATCTATACAATTATATATCTAGTAGGTTACAATGATAGCATTTAAATATTTTATATATAAAATAAAGTTAAAGTTTCGTAGAAAAAAAGATGATGATAGGCCTAGGTTTATTTACTAAATGAGTATATTCAGCGATGACTGGAACTGGAATGAGGCACGTCCTGGATTAGTGGGCGGACCACAAATACAGCATGCTTATGATCGCATAGCATGGGACCCTAACGAAAATAAAGATGTTTACTCTGTAAATAAATACTCATATCGATCAAAAGAATTTGAAAGTAATGCGGACCTTGTATTCTCTGGGTGCTCTATGACTTATGGAGAAGGGGTTGTGGAAGAAGCAATTTGGGGAAACCTTGTTGCATCCAGTTTAAATATTAAAGCATTTAATTTAGGTGCTTCTGGAGCTTCTGTTCAATTTATTGTAAATAATTTATTTAATTATTTTAAAGAATTTGGAAATCCTAAAAATTTGCTATGCCTATTCCCAGATTTTTTAAGAATGGAAATGTATTCGGAAGGCAGTCACATGAGCTCAAGCAAAGATGGCCGCCGTCCAGGGTCTCCTAAGATAAATACATTAGGAAAACAGAATTATCATTTGCTTTTGAATGAGCATGAAGATTACGCAAGAATATCACAACAGCCACATGATGCAAATAATATTATTCCAAAGGAGTTAACATTTGCGTTGTCTCTGCAGTATATAAAATTTTTAGAAATGTATTGTAAAGAATCTGGGATTAATTTTTTGTGGGGAACATGGGTTGAAGAACAAGAAGATTATATTATAAACAATAAATTATCTTTTAAAAATTTTATACCCTTAAAAAATAATTTGTGGCATCAAAAAATAGAGGATTCAAGAAGAATATTTATACATAAAAACAAAATTGAAAAAGATTTGTGTATGGATACAGGAAAGCCTTGTCAAAACCAAGAGATATGCCACCAATCAGAAAAAATAAAATATGGAAATAATTTTGATCTTGCTTTTGACACCGACATAAATAATTTAAATTCTCAATATGGTCATTATGGAGCACATAAACACATACACTGGGCAGAAGAATTTATTAAGCAGATGAGCACATAATGCCAATAATCTTAGGAATAAATGAAACATCTCATGATGCATCTGTATCTTTAATTAAAGATGGAGAGATCTTATTTGCTGGGCATTCAGAAAGATACAGCAAGAAAAAAAATGACTGGTATGTCAATGATAGTTTAATTAAGGATGCTTTGTCTTATGGTGTACCTGATTATGTAGCCTACTATGAGAAACCGCTTCTAAAGGCCTCTAGGCTATTTATAAGTGGTGGCGCAGGAGACTGGAAGCCAAGATTTCTTTTGCCAGGAATACCTAGAAAATCATTTAGCCATCATTACTCTCATGCTGCAGCAGGATACTATACTAGTTCTTTTAATAACGCCGTTATTGTTGTACTTGATGCAATAGGAGAATATAATACTTCAACTATTTGGGTTGGAGAAGGAGAAAAAATTAAACTTAAGTATAAACAAAATTATCCAATTAGTTTTGGTTTATTTTATTCCGCATTTACTCAGCTTATAGGGTTAATGCCAAATCAAGAAGAATACATTATGATGGGAATGGCTGGTTACGGAGATCCAAATAAGTATTTAAAAAAAGTTAATGAATATTTTCCAAGCA